TATTCATAATCTTTATAATTTTAATTGGTTCAACTTGTAAGGTAGGCTCTGAATAGTCAAAACTACTACCTTTTATCTATATGCAAAGGTACGAAAATTTTCTGATATATGCAAATTTACCAACGATTATTTTAGTTAAAAATACTAAAACCATTAAATATATGCGAATATATCCGTAATTTTGCCAAATCAAAACTTCGAAGATTATGATAGATTTTAATGAACTTTTTAAAAGAAATGACGTTGGCAGCATCATAGGAGAGCTGAAACAACGCGTATTGGATATTCCACTTTGGAGTACCCTGTTATCTGAGTATGAGCCTATGCTCCATGAAATCGTAAACGACCACGTTGGCAGACAGGACAGAACGCTTGATGACGGAATTGTAGAAAAGGCAGCTAGATTGCCTGTCGGATTGGAGAAGCTTCTTACACGAAGAATCTCTGAGTTCACAATGGCTATACCGGTCAAGCGTGTATATACGTATGATCAGGCTGACGAGGAACTGAAGACGATTGTGCGTGCCATCGAGAAAATCTACACCTGTGCACACATTGATGCCGTGAACATGCACAGAGCAAAGTGCTATTACGCCTCTTGCCAGATGTTCACACTTTGGTACACGCAGAAGAAGCCTAACAAGCTCTACGGCTTCGACAGTCAGTACAAACTGAAATGCAAGACATTCTCTCCAATGGACGGAGTTGACATCTATCCTTACTTTGATGAGTATGATGACTTGCTTGCTCTGTCATTCGAGTATAAGCGTAAGGTTACTGACACAGAGCACACCTTCTTCGAGACCTATACCGCAGACCATCATTACAAGTGGGACCTGTCTTCAGACGACGAAGAGTCCGGATGGAATTTGGTGGATGATAATGAGATTTCTATCGACAAGATTCCAGCCGTTTTCTGGTACCGGCACAAGCCATGCTGGGAAGGATTGAAACCTATCCGTGAGAATATCGAGTACACCATTTCCCGAAACAGCGATGTTGTGGCATACAATTCCGCTCCTGTCTTGAAGATTGCCGGTGCCATCGTTGGAATGGAGCGAAAGGGAGAGAGCAAGAGGGTGTATAGAGTCAGCGAAGACGGCGATGTTAGCTACGTGTCTTGGCAGCAGGCTATCGAGGCTCTTAAGTATCACGTTGACACTCTCGTCAAGCTTTTCTTCATGCAGTCTCAGATGCCGGACATCAGTTTCGAGAATATGAAGAGCCTTGGCAATATCGGCTATGATTCAAGAAAGACACTCCTCATGGATGCCCATCTTAAGATAGGAGAGGAGACTGGTGCCTGGATTGAAGGCTTCGAGAGAGAGGCCAACGTCATAAAGGCGTTCCTTTCCAAGATGAACACGAAATGGGCAGCTAGAATGGATGAGATTACTGTAGAGCACATTATCACTCCATTCATCCAGGAGGATGAGAATACCCAGATTGACAAATGGCTTAAGGCTAACGGCAATAAGCCTCTCGTCAGCCAGAAGGAATCTATCCAGCGTGCCGGTCTTTCCGATGATCCAGACAAGACTTTCAACGAGATTCAAGGAGAAGAGGAAGTAGAGGCCACAAGAACAGCAGCTTCTATGCCTAACTTATTCTCGGAGGAATAGATATGAGAAAGAAGAAGGAAGAAGAGAAACGGCATTTCTGCCGTGAATGTGCTCATGCTACTGACTTCCATAGTATGAGCCTTAAAGGTCAGCCTATCCTAGCCAAATGCCCATATCAAGAATGGAGCGTTCTTCTCAACTGGGATTGCTGCAAACACTTTAAAATGAAATTGTATGAAAAAGCCAAAACTGCCTAATCAGAAAAAGGCATATAAAGACCTTGGCAAGAGACTGAACGCTTATACCAGGAAAATCATTTCCATATATGAGACTCTTGCCAAGGAGTCCGCTAAAATCGCCACCTCCACCGACTTCGATGGGGATGGCGAGTTCTCTTTTGATGATTACCCTAGAACAGAAAAGAAGGTGAACGCCTTGTTGGATTACTATTCAAACAATATGCAGGCATTGGTCTATAATGGCATATCGGACGAATGGAAGAATAGTAACACCCTGCAGGACCTACTTGCCAAAAGGGTAATCGGCACCTTTACTAGGAAGATAGCGGACGCAAAGCAGAAAGCTTACTTTGAGCACAACAACGCGGCAAAGAAGGCTTTCATAGAGAGAAAGATTAAAGGTCTAGGTCTTTCAGAAAGAATATGGAACCAGAGAGCTGATGTAAAGGAGGCTCTGGAGAAATCTCTGTCTGTCGGCATAGAAAAGGGTATGAGTGCTGTTAAACTCAGCAAGAAGATCAGCAAATACCTTAATGATTATCCATCACTTGCCAAAGCCTATAAGAAGAAATACGGCAAAGCCATAACCATTCAGAACTGCGAGTACAGAAGCGTGCGTCTGGCACGTAACGAGATAAACATGGCCTACCGTTCTGCCGAGCAGGAAAGATGGGCAAGGATGGACTATATTAAAGGCAAGGAGATAAAGACAACCAACAATCCTAGCCATAAGCACGATATGTGTGATTTGCTTGCAGGTGTCTATCCGAGTTATTTTCCTTGGGTTGGTTGGCACGTAAATTGTATGTGCTATGCCATCCCGGTAATAATGAGCGAGAAAGAGTATTGGAGTGGGAAACAGCCAAGCAATGCTATGCCTAAGAACTTCACAAATTGGGTGAATGACAATAAAGATAAGGTGAAGCAATCATCCTATATCACTCAATATGCCAAGGTTGAGAAAACACAGAAAAAGAAGACTGTTCGCATTCCATCAGTATCGAATGAGACAAAAGCTAAACTCACAAAGTCAATCAACGAATGGGCAACAGAGAATCTGAAAGAAGTTCAGATAAACGAGAAAGAGACGGCAAAGAGGCTTTATTTGTTCTTGGGTGAGAAAGAAATAATCATGAATAAGAAATTCCTTACGGAGACATATTCTAAGAATATCAATAACTCTCATCTGCCCGATACGATACAAGTTGCCTTGAACATAAAGGATTGGCTTCCTAACGGAAAGTTCGTTAGAAAAGAGCAAGGCAAACACCACGATTGCTTCTTCAATGTCTATCAAGCTGAATATAATGGAAAGAAAATCGAGTTTAAGACAAAACTCACCGATGGCGAAATCTTATACACGATGAGGTTATTGAAATAAAAAGAGGATTGGGGTCCTTCCGAAGTCTGCGCCCGAAGGCCGACGTGTGAACGGCTCACCCAATCCTTTATATCTTTCTCCTTTACCGCTGCAAAGGTAATATTTTATTTTGGAAAATCCAAATCTTTTTTCGAATTTTAATTGGTTGAAGTCCTCGTTGGTGCATTTAATGTCTTATAAGCATCAAAAGCTAATGTGCTCACGTGCTCACTGATGGTGGTGGAGATTGTCATAATGTCTCCCATAAGGAGCATCGTCTCGCCCTTTCCGACCTCTGTAATGAGATTCAAAAGGCAGTTGATTTCATCCTTAAGCGTCTCGGCTTTCTTCATCAGCGGTGTTGGCGGCTCGACCTTGACCTCTTTCTTCTTCTCGCCAGATTGAGAAGCAATACACTTCTCAACAGCCTTCGGCACTCTCGGCTTCGGGAGGTTGCAGATGATGTTCTTCTCCTTCAATGCGAGAAGCCAGCGTCTGCCTCGCTCCGTCCAAAGAGGTCTTCTTGTGTACTTGCCCTTGATGACGTGTGTAGTCACCTCAGTAAGCTGATAGGTGGAGTAGGGACTTGTCAGCATCCACTCATAACCCTGGTTGAACGCAAGGCCAACCTCCTTCAGCTCTTCGTACAACTTCTGTGCGCTGCTCATGCCCAACTCCTTTGCCATCTGCGTAGTGGAATAGACACCCTTTGTCATGTCGCACTTCTGCACTTTCTTGAAGCATTCATCAATTCTCTCCTGGAGATCACCGATGATTCCATTCTGTCTTGTTAACCACTCCTGGTCCTTTTTGACTTCGACCAGCATTTCCTTTGCGAACTCTTTCAAGCTCATGTCTGCGTTTGTTGCCATAAGATTCTGTTTATGCAACCATCGAGCTCATTTTATAAAGAAGGGCAGCCGCTCATTACGCCCTCAGAATCGCCTCTACTAGCGTCCCAGCTTCGGCAGGTCGTAACGTTGCAGTTGCCCTTGTATGTAGTTGGCTCTTAGTCAATTTTACGACCTTCTTTCTATATGCAAAGGTACGAAAAAATCGGCAAATTACCAAATCTTTTAACCTAAATTACGAATTTAATTTGCTGGAAATCAGAGAGTTAGATTTGAGGTAAGCGATAAACTTATCAAGCATTCTTAACGTGCGCTCTCTAATATCCGTTTCTGTAAAATCTGTCAACGTCTGTGACAGCATTCGTAATTCGTGTATCTTAGTTCCAATCCTCTCGCCTGTGGATTTGAACTCACCATTATAATACTTAATCTTGTCAGCAAATCTGTAATCGGATGCCCGAATATTAACTCTTCGCTCCAATACCGATTTGTTTCCCAACATTTCAAGAACCTCGTCACTCGACAATCCACCTTCCTTGACTTGTCTGTTCCTTGGGAAGATGTGCTCAATATCATATACCGCGTCAAGAGGAAGCAATTCCTGGTTATCGAAAGAGAAAGCCCACCACACAATCATCGACTTCGTAATCGCACGAGTGTTTGAGAAACTGAAGTTATTAAATTGCGAACGGAACAACTCCTCTTGGAATAGATAGTTCTCGAAAGTAATCTCTTTGTTCTCTATGATATTCACCATCTCATTGAATACTGGTGCTCGTAAGGCTGTTATTCCTGGGTTACTGATAGCGTATGCCCAGATAAAGCCTATCAAACGATTCAAGAACAGATAGAACTTCTCGTTGTCTAGCATATTCTCAGCATTCTTATAGTGCATGAAATATACCGATACGATATAAGTCCATAAACTGTTAGGCGCATAATTCAATATAAACAAGCGCTTTAGTACATCCACTGAAAAACGGTCTTCATTCTGAGAATATACATCTTTCCAGAAGTCGGCTAGCAAGACAAGATTCTCTAAAGTCTGCTCTCGTCGAAGTAGGACATATCCATCTTTCTCATAGAACTTTCGAAGTCCTTCTGTCATAGAACTACGATTAGTCAGCAATGCCCTCTCGTAGTACATATAGCGTGTAAACAACTCATCCAAAGGTGTTCCACGATATGGGTGGAATATTTTTGTAACGAGTTCGTCAAGCTCTTTCCATGTAGTGATAAACTCTTCCTTCTTTCCGATGGATGAGTAGAACTTATAGAGCTGTGCCTTGAAGATGTCTGAGTCAGACAATGGCTTACCTCTATCATTAAGCGTCGAGAATATCCTAAGAGCAGTATCTTGCGATTCTGCCTCTATTGGAAGTAGCACACAGTTATTGAGTATGCGAGCTGGATATAATGCAAAGAAAGAAGGATATTCTTCAATGAATTTTCCTATCTTGTCTTGAAAGTATCTGAAGTTGGCAGCATACCGGCTTTTCCCTTCTGATGTTCCTTTCCGGAGTATATCCATAAACTCTTCCTTGTCGTTATCTGTTGCAACCTCCGAATTTATCTTCAAGTCGTTTGGATCATACTCTCCGAACTCATTTGCTCTCCAAATGCACTTTTCTATGTCCTCTCGCATCTTGATTGAACGATTGTCTTTCATGTGCTCCAGGCGATTGTAGAAAGCTCGCAGTAAGAGAAGCAAGGTCGTAAGACGCTGCTGACCGTCAATGATTTCAAGTTTCCCTTCGTCATTACGGAATGTTACTATAGGACCGAGAAAGTAACTCTCTGAAGAATCGAAGCTGTCGCAGTTGTTATTCGGGAATGAAAAGGAAAATAAGTCTTCCCATAAGACCTTACATTCGTCTTCTCCCCAAGCATACGGACGCTGATAATCAGGAATCAAGAACGTAGCTTTTTTATCTTGAAAAAGATACTTTACGTTCTTTTGATCTACTATAAGCTTTGATGACATAGCAATTACATTCTACTTTTCATCAAACTCACCTTTCTCATCAAGATAGCGTACAGCTGCTTTCACGATAAACGAGAATCCTCTGAGTACAAAAGAACCTACCAGGCAAAGCAATGAGTCAATAACGTAGCCAAATGCCTGTACGCCACTAATACTTGAACTTTCATATCCATAACCGCCAGAAGTATTCAAGGCGTTTATCCAAGTTATAATTGAACCTATTATGGCTATAAATGAAACAACAGCTAAAATGTTCGAGATAGTTCCAAGATGGTTTCCTACCTGTGGAACAAATTTTCTATTTCCCATATGATGCGCCCGTCATGCCGGTAGCTAAGCTTTAGTTAATAATCCGTCTGTCAGATTAATAACGCATCATATGGTACTTTATTGTGTTGAACCAAAAAAAATCAGATTATTTTTTTGAGTGCCTTTTCTCGCCCTGCATTCAGCAGACAGTACTCATTGAAGTTTTTGTAGTGCTCGACCTTACCGTAAAGCTTCGGGTGGTCCATCATCTTGTCAATCATTTCATTGGAGAACTCGTGATATCCGAACTCATGGTCTCCCTGAACGGAACCCATTCCCTGGCTTCTCGACGGCTTGTAATTATAGGTAAAGTTGATACCTCCCTCATAGGAGTATCTAGCAAGACTGTACGACAGGAACTTACCATCCTTTCTTAAGATGTACCCATACGTCTGTGTCAAGCTAATAACGCGATAGCCCAGCTTCTTGATTTCCTCCAGATTGTCTTTCATACGCATCATACTGATGTCCTCTGAAAAGCGCACATTTCTTACATTGAACTCGCTGTGTAAATTGATGTGAAAATCGAGCTGGTCGATATCCCAATCATCCGGGTATATGAATTTTACCAATCTCTGCAGCCCTCTCTTATAGTTAATGAGAACCGCAAGAGTTGACTTTGGCTTGTAATTTCTCTTAATCTTAACCTTTACTTCCATAGTTATTTCTTCTTGAATTTATAGTTTGGGCAGCTTCTCTTGTTTCCCATCACAAGCAGTACCGGGAACAGCAGACCGTGCCTGCAACCATTTCCGTGCTCGTCAGCAGCCTCGCAAGAGAAGCAGCCGTAATACTCGTTAATATTTAATGCTGCCATTACTCGTAATCCCTAATGTTCAACAATACCGGGAATCTCGGCACTCCAGCGTCAGAATACCCTTGATGCTGAACAGTCGCCGCCATACCTATCAACTCTTCCTTGTCGGCTAAGTATTGAGCTCTGAGTGACCTTGAGCCTACCGGGCGGGCACAGAACTCGTACTCTCCACACTTCAGTTTGAATATCGCGGTACCTGCATCATTGCCCTCCGCTTCCAAAACATCGACCACCTTGAACTCCGTCGTATCGAACGATTTCAGCTTCATAAGGTCATTGCTTCTGCCCTCGGTATAGGTTCCATCTGCATTTCTGATAATGGCACCCTCGTAACCGGTGGAAACGAATATCTTGTGCCATCTCTTGATGTCCTTCTCTGAATTGGCAACGAAAGTCTGCGTAAGGTACACCGGTCCATTTGGATCAATGGAAGCAAACTCATCCTGCAGAACTTTCCATCTGGCAGAAAAGCTTCCCGGAATCTGTGCATCGTAGATAACCATACGTAGCTTGTCAGTCATAGCAGAACGGCACTTGACGGCAGAACATATCTGCTGGAAGGTCAATTCCTGGTGGTTGTATATCTCCCCATCCAAAGGAAGCATACCGCGGTGTTTCTCTCCCCAAGCCTTAATCTGAGGAACATCATATTCCTTACCGCCTCTCGATGTGAGGTGAACCTCTCCGTCTTCTCCTTCATGAAGGACGCAGCGACAATTATGGATTACTAATCCGTTGGCAACATAATTATGTGTCTCAGATATTTCTATGTCATATTTTGTCTCTACAGTCGTTTTCTTATGAATGTATGAGATAGGCTTGAATGCTGTATTTAGTGTTGCTGGCTTCAAATACTCTAAATCTGAATAATAGTACTTATACTCCAAACCTTTCACAGCTCTAAATCTTAATACATCCAACAACTTAAATGTGTCTTCAGTTGTGAAAGTAAGAAAATATCCAGCACCATCACCCTTTTCTCCCACTCGCTTATCCTTAACCATTGTAGGACAGCAATCATATTTAATCACGAAGAATTTTATGAACTCTCGGACTTGCTCTATAGAATATCTATGAGTAGAAAGAAAAATTCTTGGAGTCTTCTTGTTTCCATTATTGAAGCTGATTGTGCCATCGTCGGCATACCAAATTGATAAAGAGTTGTCTGATAGCATTTCCATTAACTCCTTTACTCTGATACATTTTCTTCTTCTGAATTTGTGAGAACGATACTCCATATATTTCAATGGGTCAATGAAAGTTGTTACAGCCTCTATGTTAATTCGGTAACAATCTCTTCCATAGCCGCTTGTATATGGGTATGGCTCTGAATGCTCTAAGCCTAACAGGTCCGCTTTGAACGCAGCAAACTCTTTTACATTTGAACAAATGTGAGTTCTCCAACAATCTTTTCTGTAATCCTTACTAAGACAACTGTCGCCAAACAGCATTCCGTTTAGTATTTCCATGCCGTAATCAGATAATGCTCTGCATGCCACATAATCGGTGTCTTTTAACTCATCTGCCCTTATGTAACCTCGCTGAGTTAGTAGCTTGTGGTTATCTGTGCATCGTAGCAAATGCCCATCGACACTAACTTCGTACCAAACAGATTTCTCCGAGCCATTATTCGCCCAAGCTACTATATCACGATACACAAGACTTCCATCTTTTTCGGATAAAGCTTTCACTTTCATCTGATTTTCTACAATGTCCTTTATGTACAAAAGACCTGCGTCAGTATAAATTCTAGTATCTCCTCTAACGCATCCGTCATACTTAGGTTGGACGAAGCAAGGAAACTTCGTCTGTGACGGATAATATCTTGTTGCTAACATTGGTTTCATAGCCATTTACCGTATCTTCTGTGAATCTCATCGTAAATGTAGGCTCCGCTCGTATGCGAAGCACTGAACATTAAGATGATGTCATTATCTACCTTAATCTGACTTGTCCTGACAACCTTATCGTTCTTGACGTGGTCGCAATAGACCGTGTTGCAGGAGTGATATAGGCACATCGTGCGCCCATACCTGTCAGTTCCTATATTCTCTTTGTACATGGCTAGTCCTCCAAATCTACATCAAAAGCAGCTTCAATAACTTCTTTGATGTCCTCTGTGTAACCGCAAATTCCGTTGTACTCCAGCCAATGATCCAGCAACTCCGTGTTAGTCATTTCGGCTACTTCACTATCACTATACTCTGCCTCTTCTACGAGGTACTTCATCAAATCATTCTTATCCATATTACTTGATTTTATTAATGTCACAAACTAATACATTACCTACTATAACGTCTCTGATACCTGCAATATTCACAAGCATCGTGGCGTTCTCGTTCTGAGGAAGGTCGTAAACCTTGCCTTCCTCATTAACTACCATTACCTGCGACTTGCTGAGTCGGACCAACTCGATGTGTCCACCAACAAATCCTCTCAACTCCTCCAATGAGAAATCCGTTCCGTTGGATGGCTCCACATTCTTCTGGGCGCCATCCGTGAATATTACTGTTGACAACATAGGCTAATCATTCTCTTTGCATTGTTAACAGAATAAGTCTGCGTCTTGCCGTCGATATAGACGTATCTCTGACCGAACATATCCTCAAAAACCTGGATGATGTGCTTCTTATATTTAAGAAGCTTTGTCTCAAAAATACCGTCCATAGCTAAACCTCCTTTATTGAAATGTTCTTATTAGGATTGTGGCCTCTGCTTACCGCAATGTCGTAAGCGTCTGTCATGTTCTCATAATCACTCTTGCTCGCGTCCTTCTTATGTTCGAACTCAACCTTTTCTAAGGTCTTGTCATCCATACCCTGAAACACTTCCTTGTAGAATGTAACTAACAAAGTACCCATAATCTTTATTTTTAATTGGTTCAACGATTGGTTTGCCTGCTAATCATCAACAGGGTATGCGATTTTAGTCTCGTACAACTTCTTGGTTGCCTCGAACACCTCTTCTCCCTGGAACATTCCGCAGTCTGCACTCTCGAAGCCCCAGTCCTCTGCATCTCCATCAAAGATGCCATATGCTGAAACTCGGAACAATGTAGGTGTAGCTGAAGACACCTTGATTGCCATCTTTTCAGATGCTATTCTCATAAGCTCTGAAATCTCATCAACTGTCATTGCCTCAAAGCGAGCGTAAACTAAATTCTTCATAATCTTTATAATTTTAATTGGTTCAACTTATAAGGTAGGCTCTGGATAACCAAAAGTACTATCTCTTATCTATATGCAAAGGTACGAAAATTTTCTGATATATGCAAATATACTAACGATTATTTTAGTTAAAAATACTAAAATTTAATACGCTGATTTCTAAATAGTTAAGGCGCCTACTCTCATGAGCAAACGCCTAATTAACATAGTAAAAAAAGAAATTACAAGAAACCGCCACGTCTGAGCTGTGCATCGGTAGCATTGTTAAGCCACTCCTCGCACTTCTCTATGATGCCCGTACAAGCGTCCGGTGCATCATCGTGGGCGTTATATCCTTCCTTTCTGTAGGATTTCATATCATGGGCGAACTCCGGCCACAACTGTTCCCAATTAGAGGGGAAGACTAGTTTATTGTTTACCTCGCTGGAGCGAGTGAAGATTCTAATCTGTTTGTTCTTCGATTGCGTGAACGTTACGAACTGAGTGATTCTGTTTCCGTGTTCCCTAGTTATGCGCTCGACATTGCGGGCGTAAGAGCGGCCACCGTTATTACTCTCGACGAAACACACGTCTGTCTGATTGCGCTTAACCATATTGGCTTGCGCTGGTTCCGTGTATTCCATCGGTCGCTTGGTGTATAGAACATCGGTAACATAGTAGCCGTCATCGTGTGCATCGAAGCATATAGAGCAAAGAAAGTCGAAACCGGTATCTGCCGAGTCGGTGTAGTTGCCAATCATTCTTGCATACCTTCTGTCCGGCAGCTCATCGTATGTTCTGAAGGCATGGTACATAAGACCTTCCATAGGGGTCGGGTTCTGCATGTACTGTGTCTCAAACACGAACTCGCTGGCATGCTTGATTTTGTACAGCTCCTCCAGCGTATGCTTCCACGGCCACAAGGCTCTCTCCTTTCCGTCCTCGTCTGTCTGTATTACCGGGAGGGAGACAACTTTCCACTCATTCGGCTCAATCTCTTGAAGGTAACCGCACAAGTCGTGCTCGTGCAATCTCTGCATGACGATGATAATTGGCGTATGACGTGAGTTTACACGGTTACGGATGGTTGTCTCGAAACGTCTGTTGATAGACTCTCTGACGTTATCGGACAAAGCATCGTCCGGTCGTAAAGGGTCATCGATAACTATGGCTCCCGAAAAGTGACCGGGGTTGAACGTAGCCATAAACTTATCCATGTTCTTTATGTCTTCTTCGGTCCAGTCTGGCTGACCTGCACCAAAACCTGTGATCTGACCCAAGGTAGATGTAGCATACTCACCACCACCTGCCGTTGTGCTCCATTTTGATCTTGTGTTATCGTTCTTTCTGATTTTGACATTCGGAAATAGTGTTTGAAAATATGTAGAAGTTATCGTGTCCTTGACTGCCATTGAGTTGTCCTGGACGAGACTTCCGGAATAAGATATATGAAGAAACTTTGAAGCAGGGTTCAGCGCAAGACCATATGCGATAAACATCTGTGAACACAAGAGTGTCTTTCCATAACGAGGGCTGATGTTGATAATCAGCTTGTTAGTCTTTCCCCTTATCACATCCATGAGCGCATCACATATAATCCTGTGATGTTCGCCTATTACATACTCACGTCGAGCAGTATAGGCGAACATCTTAGTAGTGAATTGCAGCAGGGACGATGCCACTAACTGCTTATGAAGAAAACGTTGTTTCTCAAAGTCCATTTATCTTCTGTAATTCTTTAATATCATCCAAGGACAGCTTAGGGAACTTGAAGTCCTCGCCATCCTTGCCGGTTACTTCTTGAATATGCTTATCTGCCAATCCGTTGAGCCTTGCAACAATGCTGGAATCAAACTGATGAAGCATGGCACCATCAATCTGCTGGGCCATTACGACATTCTCAATCTGTGTTATCACCTGCTCAAAGCCTGGTCTCTTAAGATTACCTCTCTTGAAATCCGCCCATTTCTGAACGATGCCACAGAAAGCACAAAATCCGACAAGAGTATAGGCTCTTCTGAAAACCCTTACCTCTTGTCTCATGGAATTTGTGGATTTGCCGCTGCCGCCTGCAATGGAGTTGCTACCAGTCTTTTGCTGCCAAGGGTCATTTTCAACATCATCACAGTAAGCTACAAACTTATCCCATAATTCCTGAGAAGACTTAATCTTGTATGGTCTTCCAACAGGATTGGGGATTCTATGTACGAAAGACTTTACTTTCGGCTGTGATGATTCATCTGTCATGGCTTCTTAACTTTTACTAGTTTACCGCAAGCGGAACAATTATACTCATAATACTCTGAAGGCTTGACCTGGATATTCTCCTCAACGTCCTTCATTTCCTCCTTGAACTTTTGGTCCTTCTGGGCTTCCGTTACGACCTTCTTAGCAGTATGGTTAGTCTCTGCCTTTGAAGGTGCGGCAGCAGGCTTCTGTTCCTTTGGCTTAGCGTTAAGTCCAAGCATACCGGCAATGCTCTCATCGAAAGCAAACTGAATGCTGCTAGGATCACCGAGATAGGAGAGCTCCTTGCGAAGCTTCTTCTCGTTCCAAGTGGCAAACTCGGACGTCTTGTCATCAGCGATTCTATACTGCTTAATCTGCTCATCAGTCAGATAGTCAACACGGATGCATGGAACCTTATCCATTCCCAATGCCTTAGCAGCCTTATACACACCGTTACCGGTTACAATCACGTTGTTCTTATCAACGGAAATAGGCTGAGTGATGCCGAAATCCTTGATGGACTGCATGATTGCCTGTACTGCCGTCTCGTCGGTCTTGTGCGAACCGTCATGAGGCACGATACTGTCAATAGGTAACTCAATTACCTTGTCATTAATCTTAATCTCTTCCATACCTGTTAATCCTCAATTTCTATTGTTTCCATATTTCCGCAATATGGGCAAACGACCTTCATATAATGTGAACCGTCCTCGCGCTCTTTGAGAACGAACAAATCCTTGGCAGGGTCTTCCTCCTCATCCGAAGGAGCTTCCTCGCTTTCACCAGCCTCTTCATTTGATGGAGCCTCGAAGTTCTCCTCTTCCACCTGAGAATAGTCATCTTGGAAGCCACCATACTCTTCTGCCTGCTGGTTGATGCTGTCGAGGGAGAAGTTGAGCATCTGGTTGATATCCTCAAAGAAGAATGCCTGCATATCGGTAGGAACCTCCATATTGCGCAATTCCTCCAAAAGCTGGTCTTCATCAAAAGAAGACTTCTCTGCCAGCTTGTTATCGAGAATGCGGTACTTCTTTGCCATTTCGTCGTCCATATCCGAGTAAACGACAGGAACGAACTCCATACCCAACTGGTAAGCGGCCACGTATCTTGTGTGACCGGCAATGATTACACCTGCCTTATCAACAAGGATAGGCTTAACGAATCCAAAACGCTTGATACTCTCCTTGGTAGGCTCAACCGCATTCGTGTTGTCACGAGGGTTGTCATAGTAAGGAAAGATTTCACTGAGCTTAACTGACTTTACTTTCATTTCTTATCCTCCTTCTTCTTGGCTGTCTCTCTTGCTACGCGTCTTTCGTCGACAACCTTTTCGATAGCCGCATTATACTTATAGTTCTTGAAAATCTTGGCAAAGCCGGTTACATACTTAAGCTTTACAAGCTCTTTCTGTTCCAGACCTACCTTTTCGCAAATCTCACGCTCCGAAACACCATCTCTGAGCATATTGAAAACGATATTGACCATTCCATCAACAGAATGGCTTCCACGGGCACGGTTGTGTCTTACTGTTGATGCCATACGCTGGTCGATGTCCTTGTCTAGGACTACAATCGGCAGCTTTCCGCCACATCGCTCATTGATGTCCGCAAACTTGCGGATAACGAGGTTTCTGTGGAAACCGTCGATGATTACATACTTCTGCAGCTTCTCGTCCCAAATGGTAACGATAGGCATTGTGTAACCGTCTTCCCTCACGGATGTATAGAGAAGGCGCATTTCCTTATCTGCCACATGGTTAGGGTTGTAGTTGTTGGCTACAACCATATCCTTGTCAACCCAAAGCACGCAATCTACAGGGTTGACTTTCTCTGGAGATAAGGAACTGATATACTTTCTGAGGTCGTTCAAAAACTGCACCTTATCCTTGGCAGCATCAAACTCCTTCTTGATGTTCTCTTGAAGATTCATATTCCTTATTAGCTTTTTCTATTTTAACATAATTGTCGCTCAAATACTGACGCAAAGAACGCTCTACGCTCTGAATGCGCTTCATTCCGAAATCTTCCGCAATGACGCAGACAGCGCTGGTATAACCAATCTGATGTATTACGTAATCAATGCACTCCTGGCAATGACCGGCTTTAGCTACATTTCTCTTCTTGGCGGAACGGTAGCCTTTCTTGATAGTCTCCGCATTCTTCTTGTCTTCACAAAGATTGTCTGCGAGATAATCAACGTATTCATCCCAATCCTTGAAATAAGGTGGCAAGTTGTAGCAGTATGTTGCCACTTCGTTAAAAACGTGTACAGATGTATTGACGTTTGCCACTCTTCGCACCAGCTTGTCGTAGAACCATGGATCCACTTCCTTAATGAAACCTAAGTCGCGGATAGCCTGCTCATGAATGAGGGAACTAACTCGGCACGCTCTGAGTGGCTTCTGCGTGAACTGATAGTTATAGAGCTTACAGTACGGAAGCTTGTTGCTGAAGATGTAATACCATACATCATAAACCTTCCAATCCCAAATAGGGTAGAGTACCAGACTTCTCGGTGTGCCGTCTTTATAATATCCGCCACCACCTCCCCACGTAATACCTGGAAGGCACTCGCCTCTAGTAAGACCCGACAATCGTGCCGGCGACTCCTCGATACGGACACCACCTAAAGTTAGATAGTCTTTGCCGAAGAGCATTCTGTGTACCTGATCAAGGGTCTTGGAGAAATACTGATTGTGCGGAATCTCCAAATCACCATATGAATCTGGTTCCTTCTCACGAATCCACTTTTCTCCTGGCCCCCATACATTGAACCATTCTCCCTTTGAGGCATTCCATTCTTGGAAGTATGACTGAATCCAATATGGCTCAACCCACGGCAAGTGCATGATGTATCGTATGTACTCGATAGTCATTGGAGTCTCTGCCTCTTGGTCTAGGAAGAGGACGGGAATCTTTTCAATTCCCATCTCCTTCATAACCTCGTGCGCAAGGTTGAGAACCACGGTAGAGTCCTTTCCTCCCGACATCGTCACGACAATCTTACGCTTACCATAAAACTCCCGAAAGATGTATCTGAATCTTTCAAGAGCTGCCTCATAAACGTTTTTGTCACTGTAAAATATCATTTCTTTCTATTGTTTAATAATACCTTGTCGCTGGAATTACTGAAATGGGTGTCAAGGTAATTCTTAAGCCTACCCATCATTTCATTATTGTTGTGGCCGCGAGCGGCATTGTGCATGATTGTTGCATATCTCAACTTCTCTTCGTCGAAGTCAACGAAGCATACAGGAACCATCTCATATCCGATAACGCAGGCGGCGCGGTATCTGTTCTCTCCGTCCACAATCTGCATCGTCGAGCGGTTGACAACGATAGGCTGAGTAAATCCGAAATATAGCAACGATTTGATGAGAAGGTCGAAGCTGTCTGCATCATGCGTGTTAGGGTTATAGTCATTCGGATAAATGTCATCAACCTTAACGTATTCAATATGCAGCGGCTTCACCTGCTCAACCTCGATATTGTCCTTTGCCAATTTCAAGGCTAGATTTTCCTTAGAGTTTTTTGTATTCATCGAGAAATTCCTTGTTTACGATTTCCTTAACCCAATCCTTGCTTGACTTAGCCAAATAAGGATTTTTGAACTCACTCTCCCAATCTACAGACTCTACATCAAACTGGTTGTCGTAGGTCTTGCTGTTTCGAGGAATGCCACCTACGGCGCCTGGATTATTGAACGTGCTTCTGTATGCACCGAAATGCTGAACCAGACCGGGAACGATAGCGTAAAGGTCGATACCCTTTGCCTGAAGGTATGCCTTAAGGCGCGAATCATCATAACGTGTCTGATCATCCGTCATCTTGTTTGAAGTTTCAACAAAGTCATTGGCTAGGTCATTTGGATATACGCTAGCCTGCAGCCAGAAATTAGTCTTTGTAGAAATAACGTGCTTGCCCTTTGCGTAACAATCAGTATAGTCACCATTTGTAGGATTGTAGAAACTGATAACATTGTTTTCTGGAGCAAAAGAGAGAATATGTAAAATCTTGGCAAGAATGTTGCGGTCAAAGGTAATGTCATCGTGGATAATCATGCGATGGGTTCCTTCCGCTACCTCTTGCGTCAACGCTTGGGAATAATTGTCCCAAAGACCCTTACCTCGGTCCATAGAGATACTGACAGGAATACCATAAGGCTTCGTGCTGGTCTCTATCAACTTCTTAAGGTATTTGCCCTCACGTTCTCGCTTCGGAACGTTGAGGATGATAATCTGAGAGAGTTTAATCATATGCGTAATTATTTAGTTACTGTCCATTCTCCACCTCGCTTGGCTACCTTGCTTATGGCTACAGCCAAACGGTTTCTGTTCATATCGCTACCATAGAAAACCTTACCTGCGGCATAGGCTGCTTGGGCAACAAGTCCTTGACCCATGAAGAAGTCTGTGATAGAGCAGAACGGAACATCCTTACAAATCTTGAACACCGCATCCCATTCATCCATTCCCTGGAGTCCCCAGTCTTCTGCCTGCTTGGTGCCTTGGATAATCCAGCACTTGCAATCTGGCTTATGATAATAGGTGTTCTCGTAGATTTTTACATGAGGGAACAGCGATTCTACCATAGGAACCAACTGTTTCTTATTTCTGTAGAAGCACTCGACGAATAGTCTGTCCGGATTAATCTGCTCGATGCACCTCTTGATGTGAGCAACGAACTCGTCAAAATTATCAACCGGGCATTGCTTCTCCGCCTTGGTATAATACGCTTTGAGGACACCTTTACTTCCTGCCGGGTCGATGAATACACAATCGGCATTCTTTGAAAACTCCGGAAGCCCCAAAGTAATATCGGCAATGGTAATCTTGCTACCATTGCCTAAACTGTAAATCTCGCCTTCTGTGATGGGGTATTTGTCAATACTGCCATCATAACGCAAACCTTTCTGTGATGTCATACGCAATTTACTATTAAATAATTGTGATACTCTGATACGTTTTCTTCACCAAAAAGACTGCACAGAACCTTCTTTGAATAGAAAAAATGTCTGAACTCCACATCACACTTCTCATAAGTGACCGGATGATATTTCTCCTTGTAGAACATCAAGAACTTGCGAGCCTTGCACTGCGATATTGCCAGAACGGCATAACGGGAAAGATAAGATGGGGAACCGAACAATGCTACGATATTGTCGAAATTCCTGCAATCTAAACTCTTTCCGTCGAAAGGCTCACATACAACCCTATCCTTATAGGCTGGGTATTTGTTAGTGAACTGCTCCAACATTCCTTTACTAGGATCAATTCCTAGATATTCCTTTGGGTCGATTTCTGCAATCTCTGTCAGCAAGCCGGTACCACATCCGATGTCTAGGATTGAACCGCTGAGAGGTGGGAGCATTTGCCCCACCTCACGGTTCTCAACGAGACTCATTTCATCACGAAACAAAGTGTCGTACTTACTTGCTATTTTATCATACTGGGAATAATTCATTTTCTACTGTTGCCTGTTGCCAGGTGATTTTTTTACTTGAAATGGTTACGAAATTCTTGTGATTGTATATGTTACAATTCGGGAACATCGATTTCAACTGCATTCTGTCATAGGTGAAATGGTGCATTTCCTCGAACTCTGCAGGGGTGTAGTCATCCTTGTAGAACATAAGGCAATAATCCAAACCACTCTCGCCCAGTTTGCGGAGATACTGAGGCATGAAATAGGAAGCGGTACCGAAAAGAGCAACCACAACGCTGTCTGCCGACATCCATTTCTTTATCGCCTCCTCAAAAGAAATAGTAGAACATCTTCGGAAAAAACCAGAGGTCTTCTCCCTGAACTGCTTGATTGCTTTCTTGCTAGGATCAACTCCATAATACATTTCCGGCTTTATCTTGGTGAAAGCGACGAAGTCTCCGTTTCCGATGCCTGCCTCGAAAAATCTTCTGTCCTTGAACGTGAACATGATAGATTTTGCCATCACGTCCATTTCCTGATTCGAATAGATTCGCGGTACCGGCCACTCCAGGAAGTCGAACTCGTTGAAAACCTTCTGTCTGTTCAAAATCCAAGTAGTCTCGAATGGGTCACCCATCGTCCAATACTTGTAACCATCAATGTAAAGGTAAGGGAAATTATACTTCCCCCATCTTTCATGGACTCCATTGTCTCGCTGTGCGCTGACGAAGTAATAGAACTCGTCGTTTGTCAATGCGCACTTGTCTCTGTGAATGTACTCATGAGGAACGTCTATCATTGAAGTGGCCCATTGCCACTTACAACGCTTGATGAACTCTCTGAGCTTACTGTAATCGTATTCCATCGCTGCAAATTTAATAAAATATTTAATGATTAAATACCTAAAATCTAAAATTAACTATATTTTAACATAAAATTGTGCATATATGCGGCTTGGATAGTCAAAAACACCGCAAAATAGGCTCTTCTCATACGCAAAGGTACGAAAAAATCTCGATATATGCAAATATATCAAACGGAAATTTTAGCCAAAAATACTAAAAATTACGCCGTTCTACTAGCCCTGTTTGGGAGCCTGGATTCTATCTGCCACAGATTATCTTTGATAAGCTTCAGAATGGTATCGTGAAAAGCGGAATTGATGTTTCCGTGGCCCTGGCATTGAACAACGGTAACATCGGCTAAGTTTACCTCGATTGTCTCCATACGCTGCCCGTTTACCTTGGCAGAAAGTATGAGGCAGTTCGGCTTTCTGTTCACATCGTAATAACCATTCCTAAATACACAGTGCCCCATTTCCTTGCCCTCTTCAAAGAACTCCTGGACGGACTTAAGAACCTGTATGTCTATGGCGCCATCCTTTATGTCAATGTCAAAGAACTGCTTTCTTCTGTCAACATATACATTAGCCATTGCTTCTGCCTTTTTCTTATTCTCCTCTTCGGCTTTAGCAGCTTGCTCCAGATATCTGAGTTGCATTTTCTCTTCCGCAATCAGACGCAGCTTAGTCATTCTGTCCTCCATTTTCTTTTTCTTGTTGTCTGCTGCCTTTAGCCACTTGTCGTGCGCCTCACGAAGATTCTCCGGGCAAACTATAGAAGGGTTACGTACATCTTTCTTAAGATACATAATACTGTCGAGCATATCCCACCACAAGCTATCGTAAATATAAGAAGCCTTTCCGTGTCTGACAACAATCTTGACGGCAGACATTTTTTCTCTGTCGAAGACAGCTTCATGGTACTTACACACCTTCCACATATCAATATCACGTCTCATGAGAGTTTCATTGTATGGGTTAGCATTGACGGAACGGAAGATTTCGTCACACAGAATCTTTTCCCCGAAGTCTCTGAGAGCATATTTATACTTGCCTTGGACTGAAGCGTAATATACTCCATCGAATCCAATATCACGAGGATCACCCAAGAAACTCCATACAGTATGCGTTCTTACTTCCAACTTTCCGAAAGCAGAAAAAGCATCTTCTATATATCCGCTGGTTCGCTGCCTGGCAAGGAAAACATATTCCCCATCTTTCAACCATTGCTGCATACACTCCTTGAAGTAAATCTTCTCCTTAATCATCTTGTGGAACCGGAACTTCGCTCTTACCTGAAAGTATCTGAGGACCTGCCATTCCTTGAATGTGCATACTAGATAGAAACACCCTCTTGAAAATCTGTCACCATACTTGTAAGCATCATCTTCAGAGATGCAAGTCTTGATGGCCCACTCACGTTGCTTGTCTGATAACTCCGGAATTCTGTCCGAGAGTTTTACAACTTCACGTTCTGTCTTGTTTCTTGGCTTCATAACTCACATATTAAAAATCAAACAAACTCAACTGACCAATCTCAGCATCTTTCTTTCTCTGAGCCTCGGCTTTCTTCTTCAAGCGCTCCTTCTCAGCGGACTCCTTCTTCTGGAGTTCGATGATTTTGGCTTGCTTGAACTCCTCCTCAGCCTTCTTCTCCAGATTCTCCTTGGTCTGGTCTGAGAGATTTGTAACAATGGTGCAATTCTGATTCTTGGTGAATGAAACTTCTTCTTCATTATAATAGTGAATTGCAATTCCATAAATCTCATCATCGTCAAACCCCTGTCTTCCGGATTTCTTGACCTCTGAGATAATAAAGTCGCAGCAATCATCGATATTCTTGCCAGGCTTGGCGTAATCCTTTGCGAACAACTCATCCTCTGCTGCACGCTTGTCAAGATATGCCTTGATTACCTTCTTGAATGTTTCTGATCCTTTCATAACCTTTCCATTTTTTGAAACCTATAGGCTTGTCTCTAAAACCCTTACGGAATGCTTCTCTCATAGAGATGCAAATGAAATCTACGCTGCATTGTGCCAAGCCCGTACAAAACGCACAATCCTCGCAATCATCCATTGGTTCCGCTACGTACACGATGCCGTTAATGACTATCGCCGCTTTCTCCTTGAAGACTGCCATTCCTTTTCGCCAGCAAGCCCTTTGCCCTTGTTAATCTTCTAGCCAAATCTAAGTCTCTAGACCTTGTGGCTTTTTCATTAATAAAAGCAGCTGCTTTCTCCAAAACACTAAGCAATTCTCTGAACTCAGTCTTCGTTGTCTTCACTTCCATACGCTTCCTGTGCCGTTATAATTCTACAACCGGTGTAATCGTCGGCAGAAAGGACAATCTCACCATTCTTAACCTTTTCTCTAATCATGGAGCAAGCATCCGTATTTGATTCTGCCTCTACGGTTATTGTCTTACTCAAAGTTTCTTGAATGCAAACATCATATTTCATATTATGTTACCTCCCATGTTTCAATATTAAACTCATAGTTTTTACCACTACATTGGCTCTGCCCGATATTGCGCAAATCTTTAAGTTGCTCTTCCGAAGCTCCGTTAGCCTCGGCTGTTGCGTAGCATTTCTGAAGGTTATCGGCTACCCTGAGCAATTTGCCGCTCCCTTTTGTGTGCCAGGCATCTTCTTTATAAATCAAGTGCACCTTCATAATTAAATCTTTTTAAAATGAACACTAGTTCTATCTTTACGTTCACGTGCAAGGCAAGCTAAATCTTCGCAAGTTATCTCGACGTCATCGCGATGAACGTTTGGAATACATACAATACAATTTGGACAAGACCCTCGTTTTGCCACAACACAATTAATGCCATTGATAGAAAGCTTTTGACCGATAGGGAAGTCTGCTTCTATACTAGACTTTTTTACATTGATGATATCTTTGTTCTCATCCATGATTAATCCTCCTTTTCTTTTAAGTAACGAAGGTATAACTTACAGTTTTCGCAATCGGAATTGCATCTGTAACTATACTCGTTGGCACAAGCCATAAATAATTCACTTCTTTTCATAATGATGTAAATTAAAGGTCGGGTGCCGTCTTTCCGAGCTGTCGCAAAATAAGAATATCAAACATTGTTTGTTATTTAATCCCGACCATTGATTAACGATGATTTTACTTAATTCTACATGTTTCACCTCCAATCTTATTAAGTTTAACTTCCATATCCTGTAAATCTGCCTACAGCAGAACTTACGCTTTCATTTGTTACGGAACCCGGCTTCAAGAAGTACTTGTAATGCGTGCTTCTCTCCAACCTCTCACTCCAGCAGAAACCGAAAGCATCGAACTCCTTACCGCACCATTCATGACCATAGTAGTATTCGCTGGCATGCACCTTCTGTTCCTTGCTGAGCTGCAAGAATAGTGCGCGACTCTTGCTAAGTTCCGTTGGGTTCTCCTTGAACTCCTTCTCGATTTGCTTACGCTTCTCGGTATATTCAGCTAATTTCTGCTGATACTCATCCTCGCTGTCGCAAAGATAATAATCTGTGTCAGTCCAACGGCTATCCCAATAGGAATTGGAAGACTGATGTATATGATAAATATTCTTCATAATTGTATATTTTTATTGGAAGGTAGGCTGCCGTCTTTCCGGCTGCCAGATAAGAATAAGGTATCTAACTTGTGGGTGTCCTTACTACCCGTTATGTTAAACCTTATTTTTGCCTACCTTTATAATAAGTATATAAATCCATCATACTATTGTAGAACCACTGCCATGCGACAATCTCCTTCTGCTCTTTGGTAATATCCAGGGTATCAGAAATCATCTTTCTGCGCCAGTTTATCAGTCTGTCACATGACTGGATGATTCTTGCAATCATCACATGGGCGACATTCTCCATCATTACCGCCTCGCCATTTACCATCTTCAGGGCGTACTTTTCTGCAGCATCGTGCCAAAGGTCGTAGGCGACTGAATCATTATTGAGCATCAGATAGAGTTCTTCCATATCAGCAGTTCTTTTGTACTGAACCATTTCCTTTACAACCATAGCTATCTCCTTTCCAATGTTAAGTCTATCACGTATGGAAGAGTATGCTGTGGCATTTCTCTTAAATTGATGCAGTTGAATTGGCAGATACGTTTAATGGAAGCTTCTTCCTTTTCAACAACCTTGTAGATCAACTTAGGTTTAATTTGTTCTGTCAGCTCAACATTGAAGTAAGAGCAGTTCTCATCCATTGATATTCTCTTTGCAATGGCAACGAGCCCAAAGTCCGGGCTGAAGAACAGATACTTGCTGCCCGTAAAGATGGCATCTATTCTGTTCTTTGTATTTCCTGTCACTCTTATAACGTTCATAATTATTGTTCCATTAAATGTTTGACAAGTTCTTCTTTTGAAGAGAATATATCTTCAAGCCTTTTACTTACATAGTTTCTTTCTATATCTAGGATAACATAATTATTATTTAGTGCTGCTTTGAGACATCTTTCTATACGGTCGCGCTCACTGAAAGAATAATAATTTCGATAGCTTGTAGGGCACAAATTTGTACTCACTATATTGTATATTCTTTCGCCTATATCTCTAGAATGATAATCAACATAAAGCTTTTTGTCATCTTCATAGTCTGAAAGAGATATAAGGACAATTCTACCCGAAACAATTTTGTTGTCCCTCATAATGAAGACCTGCTGTCCGATAGCATACTTGCTCTGATATGTAGTAGCTAAATCGGAAAAGACTCGTCCACAATCCAGCTGGAAAACTGCATATAAAACGGTTCCATTATTGAAAGCTTCCAGGTAACGCTCTATCTTCTCGTTTTCTGTCGGCTCTCGTTCAGTGACGTTTCCATCGTCATCAGTAACCTCGACATCGTCATCAAAAGTGCCTTCATTCTCGTTCCAAATAGAAAATTGCTCTTTTAGAGCATTGTATTTCATTATTTCTGAAATACTGTTGATCTTGATACCTACATATCCGTTTCCAAAATTCTTTGTATTCATATTAACCCTCCAGACTATTAATGTATTCCTTACGTGCCTTTACAAAAAGCTTCTTCTTTCTGTCATCTGAAAGAAACTCCTTAACGGTATATCCCAAAGCGATGATACCATTTTCAAACTCAAAGGTAAGGCCACACTCATGATTGCCAAATTCATATTTCAAGGCATCCACCAAATTCTCATCGCTGCTCAGAAACTCCTCTGATTCCTTAACGGAACGCTCACCGAATACCAGAAATAAGTGGTAATCCTTTTTGAGGCAATAAGCACCGGCACCGATGGAACATATCTTTTCCAGGTCTTCCTTACTTGTGGTAAGCCCCCATTCAGCCATCATTTCCTTAAACTGCTTGTCTCCAAATGCAGCCTTCATTGGCAGCTTGCCAAACTCATCCTGCTGCTTTTTCTTGAACTCTTGGTATTTCATGCTTCTTTCTTTACTTTATAGTTATTAAATGGATCTACCATGTTTAGTAGCTCTGCGTTTCTGTTAGCTTCCTTTTCATCGGAGTAGTCTCCAAACTCTTCGGAAACATCACCTGTGGGGCAAATTCTTTCGATACAATATTTCATACAGCACCTTCCATCATTAAAAGTTTGTGTTCTTCTTCACTGTCACCAACATGACCATACAGAAGTCCGTCTTCTGTGTTTTGCCAATATTCGTGCGGTACAGAGTGCGAAGCCATACTTACCAACACTACAACATAGCCCAAAGACTTGATAAGATTGAAATTTGAATTTCTCATAATTATTCCCTTTCTATTTTTTAAGATTAAAATTGTATAATAACGCCAAATGGCTATCGTCTAACTCTCTCCAATCATCAACTGTGTCAAGATAAGCCTTGACTTTTGAAAGCGTAATTGGAACCGTTGGATAAGCAGAACAAAATCTGCGAAGCATGTACTCTGATAAAGATTCTTCCATAGCCTTCGAATTATTAATGATTACTATGCGTTAATGAGGTCTATCACATCAGAAGCATCAAAGTCATCCATACTATTGTATGTAACATAGAAATCTTCCTCATCGTCAGCAAGCAGACCTTCAGCCTCTTCCTTAAATTCATAAAAGTCCTCATCCGTGTCTTCATAATTCAATGCCTCTCGAATTATTGCCCACAACTTTCTCTGCTTTTCGTTAAGCGAGTTTAATTTTGTATTCATAATCTTTATAATTTTAATTGGTTCAACTTGTAAGGTAGGCTCTGAATAGTCAAAACTACTACCTTTTATCTATATGCAAAGGTACGAAAATTTTCTGATATATGCAAATATACTAATGATTATTTTTAGTTAAAAATACTAAATCGTAGTACTTTATAACTATCTGATTATCAGAATGGTGCATCTGCTTCTTCTGGCTTTTCGAAAGGAACCTGTACATCTTCGTTGATTAAATTCGTCTTGAAAAAATTTGTCGTATTTTTGTTGAATCCCATAAAGAATTTGAACGTTCCAATATTACGTCCCTTGGCAACGTCTATCATAGCCGTTCCGTCAGTAGGATAATCGTCCTTGTTATCAAATGGGGCAGGGTACGCTCTGTTGTAATACTCTGCTCGATAGACTAGGATGACAACATCGGCAGCTTCTCCTATCTGTCCACTATCGCGCAGTCGGTTCAGATTTGGCTCCGGGCAGTTACTATCTCTAGACAACTGACTTAGGGCGATGATCCATATGTTCAGTTCCTTTGCGAGGTTCTTGAATCTTCGTGCGGCATCACCCATAGCCTGCTCCCTGCTGAAACTCGTACTCCTGGAGTTTACGTTAAGAATCTGCAAGTAATCAACTACGGCTCCGTCTATGTCCTTCTGCATCTTAAGCATTCGGATGGAAAGAAGGATAGAATCTATATTTGACGTGCTCTTGTCATCAAAGAATAAATTCTCTCCGGGCAACTTGCCTCTAGCATCATCAATCATCCTTATCTCGCTTGGCGCCAGACTGCCCGAATAGAGGATATTGTTGGCCGGGATGTTCGTCTTGGCAGAAAGCAGACGTGCCGTAAGCTGCTCCTTCGTCATTTCCATAGAGTAGAAAGCAACCTTTGCTCCGTTCTCGATGGCGTGTCTTGTCATGCAAAGTGCGAGGCTCGTCTTTCCCTGAGAAGTTTCGCCGGCAACGATAATCAAATCAGACTTCTGCAGACCTCCCTTTTCATCGAATCTCTCCATACCGGTCTTGGTTCCTGTCGTGATACCTCCAACGGTGGCATTCTTAACCATTATCTCGTTTAGACTATTCATTGCATCATCGAGCGTGAACACTCCATCTGCTTTCTCAAATACTCCTCCGATACTCTCTATAGCCTCTTGGTGGGCGTCTGCGGTCAGAATCTCTTCCGATAATCCAACCTTGGAAAGCTGCTGCCCGACAACCCAGAGTTTTCTTCTTCTACCAAGGTCCTGCAATCTGATGGCATGATATTCTACATGTGCAGATGATGCAATCTGTGCCGAAATGTTCATCAAGTCCAATGCTGTTACATTCGACTTCTGCTTATTGAGCTCGGCAGAAACAGATATGACATCTATCGGCATACCTTGCTTTCCCATATTATCAACAGCCTTCCATATATCCCTACACATGGGGTCGTAAAAACAGTCTTCATCTAGATACTGGCTTACTAGAGTGTATGCGGTAGGATCAACAAGAAGACTTCCGATAACATACTGCTCAGCCTTAGGGTCATTCACTAATGGCTGATTCTGATATGGTGATTGCTCTAAACTCATCTGAACGATACCTCCTCAAAACTTAAAATATCAAACATTTCGTGCATTCTATCTACAATTCTTGGGTCATCGTACTTCTGTCCGATGTCAATGGCCGTTAGGTTTGAGCTGATAATCGTGGGCAGCATCTGCTCGTAACGATAGTCCAACAGCTCGTCAAACGGCTTGTAGTGCATTCCGTAAGCGACTATCTCCGTTGGCTCGGCACCCAAATCATCAATCAAGAGAAACTTGGCATTCTTGATTGCTCTGAACTCATTTCTGTCATCGTGAATCATGTAAGCCATATCTCTAGCCTTGACGAAACGCGGATATTTATCACCCTCGCAATAGCTAATCTTGTTTGAGTCCACAAGATAAACTAGCAAATCTCGAATAGACTTTAGCATCGTAGTCTTTCCGTTTCCAATGCTGCCGGGCATAAACAGCCCGTAAAAGTTGGTCTCTGTAGTAAGAAAATCCCCGACTTTCGATATTGCTTCCTTTAGCTCGTCAGTGAAGACGAACGTTCTTTTTCTTTTCTCTACCTCTCGTTTGTAGGCATAGTAAAGAAAGCTCTTGACTTCTCTATTTTCCAACGGCAACTCCAAACCCCGACCGATACGCTGATGTGTCTTTGTGGTCTGGAGCTTTCCATCCTGTTTTTGTATTGTTTCCATTGCTTGTTACGTTTTGTTTATGATTCTTCATTTCTGAAACTATCTCGTTATACTGAGAGTCTATCTTGTTGACAGAGAAATTGTTCATTATCCAAGTCTTGTCAATAAGATGCAGGAACTCACCCCACGCTTTTAGCAGACTATCATCATCCGTCGGCAGCGGCGAGTTTTTGTGACTTCTAGCGAAAGCGATTTTCTTTAGGATAGAGTTCATTGCCTTTGCATCTTTAGCCTGCCAATAATATGGCTCTCCGTATAGCTCTAGAAAATAAGCCTCGAATATCTGCCGACCTCTATGGCATATAGTATGTTCTTTCGGTGGCTTCTTACACGCGCTCGTACGCTCGGGCGAGAGAAAGAGTTCGTTAGAACTCAGCCGTCTGCTAAGACAATTTTCTTTTTCTTTATCTTTTTCTTTTATAGGGGTTTTAGGGGAAAGGTTTTCTTTTTCTGTTTCGTTTTCTTTTGGATTTCTAGCATTTGCTACGTTTTTTCTAGCATTTGCTAGAGATTCGCTAGCATTTGCTAGGATTTCTGTAGCATTTGCTAGAGAATTTGTAGCATTTGCTAGAGATTCACTAGCATTTGCTACATTTTTTCTAGCATTTGCTTGGCATTTGCTAGAAGATTCTTTGGCATTTTCTGCGAAATTTCTAGCCTTTGCTGCACCACCTGCACGACCGGCTCTAGCTCTAGCTTCGCTTACTTTTCTTGCCTGCTCGATAGTGTCTGAAAGTTCCTTAGAATAGAAATATTCTTCCTCAACCTCGAATAAATCGAAATCCTCAACTACAGATTGCACCACAGAAACATCAACGCGCATCTCATAAGCAATCATGGAATAATCCTTTGACAGCTTATGATCCTCGTCTTCCTCCAACAACTGCATGAGCGTAACATAGATTCCATAGGCAGCCATGCCATGTTCCATTCTTGCTCTCATTACTTCTGGAGAGTTACTATTTTTGATGCAATTATATTTCATACTAAATTATTTGTTCAAGTCCTCGTTCTTAATGAAGCATATCTTACCTCGCTTTATACTATTTGCCAGGATATCAACTTCAGTCTGTAACTTGCTATAAACAACTCCCTGCTGCTTGGAGATAAAATTGTGGATAGAAGGGCTTACCTTTAAAGCGATAGAAGCCATTCCTTCCAAAATCTTAAACTCACGGTACAACACACCTGCAGACTTAAACTGTTTGTCTAAGCCTACCAAGAACGTTCTGTAGTCCTTGATTCCTTCAAAATCTCTAAGAAATTCTGTCTCTTCCATATTGTGTAATATTTTATTTATAACTATATTGTTTCTCCTTAATGCAAAATTACGAATTTTATCTGATATATGCAAAAGAATTAACTTAAATATTCAAAAATACCGAAATATATTTAGATATATATTTGGCTATCTCAATTTTTTTTAGTACTTTTGCAGTAAGTTTTTTCCATTATATTCTGTAAAAGAATATTGTATGGGTTTCTCTTTAGCCTGCTGGCGAGCAGGCTTTTTTTATTGGGATTTATTTGGCAATTTGAAAATAATTCATTACCTTTGCAAACAAATCCCTTTAAAGTATAATCTTTATAGGATTTTAATTGGTTCAAGTCCTCGGTGTTGTGAAACACTGGGGGACTTATATTTTTTTACAGATTAACGGTGATACCTTTCTCATAACTCAGTCTCTTTACTTCATTAGTATAATACTTAATCATTTTCTCCAACTCATCGTCATCCCATTTCTTGATGGAGTGAGCACGCTCTCGCAGGGTAGAAAATCGGGAAACACCAATCTTCTTTATCAGATTCTCCTGGTAGTATATAAGATGGTCTGACTTCACTCTGTTGCACCCGATACATTCTGCATTGCAGTTATCTTCATCAAATCGGGTGGCCATGTTGGAACGTCCGAAGAAATGACCGCAATCAAGCTCTCTGTACGGCTTTATCTTTCCGCAGCTGATACATTGTCCCATGCCGCTTGGCATGCAGTCTCTCAGACGTATATACAACGCAAACACCTTGTCTAGTCTCTTGACTAAATCAGGCTTACTCTTCTTTCTCTTTTTGGGAGCAGAAGGAGATTTCTTCTTTTTCTTATAAATTGGAAACATTTCTTTTGAATTTACATGTAACATATTTGTCCGTCATGTTCGCAAAATCAACACATAAACGGCAAGCTAAACTTCCTACATAAATTGGTTCTTGTGTAAATACTCCCTTTCTGCAATGCGGACAGAGAGTTAAATACTCAGTTCCTAATGCGGAATCTCTTTGCTTATATTCAATAAGCTCATTTAGAACGCTCATCTTAGTACGACATTAGTTAATTGTGTTCCTCTGGAATACACCGCCCATTTCGTGGTTCCTGGAGGTCTGCTAATAAAGAGGTCTGCGACATTTCCGAACCGACTATAATTGCCGGACAAGTCAACTATCCATCCGTCCTTTCCTTCAAAAGGTCTAATAGCGCGGCCTACCATCTGATAGTAGAGTCCAAGAGATTTCGTCGGGCGTGCCAAAACAACGGTATCTAGGGCAGGGTAGTCGAATCCCGTAGTCAGTACACCAACGTTGGCAACAACCTTTATTTCTCTCCTCTTGAATCCTTCGAGAATGGCTTCACGCTCCTTTTTAGGCGTTTCTCCTGTCACGATGGCAGCATTGACTCCGAGTGATTGAAGTTTATCAACCAACTGCCTGGCCTCCTTTGTGAAAGCTGTAAATACAAGTACCCCCTTTCTAGGAATGCCGCTTTTAGGCTGCAGAACCTTGACTACTGTATTTGATAGCTTATCATAGAATCCACAACGCTCGTACTCTGCGAGGAGACTTCTTTCATCATAATCTGCACCGGTGGAATTGCTTCTGACTCTCCTTAAATCCAATTCTGTCAAATCATAATAATGCAAGTCTGCAAGATAACCTTTGGAAAGCAGCTCTCCAATCTGGCAACAATAGATGACCTTTGAAAATATTCTAGGTCTTACTCTCGTGAGGAACTTCAATATGGAACCTCCTTCGGCACGATCAAGGCGGTATGGTGTGGCTGTTAATCCAACAACCTGTCTGTTCTTCGCTTCTATGAACTCCTTGTACTGCCCAGCTTTAGAGTTTACGTAATGGCATTCGTCAATTATGATGTTCTTGAAACAATCGAAGTCTGACATATGGTTCATTACGCTTCCGATGGTGGCAAAGGTTATTCTGTTTATATCCTTACACCCTACAGAGGCACTATAGCAACCGCAATCGAAGATTCCATAGCTTTGCAGCTTGGCAAAGTTCTGCTGAAGAATTTCCTTACTAGGTTGAAATACTAACAGCGGCCCTTCCAGACGAGAGACGATATCTGCTATCACCAAGCTCTTTCCTGCACCCGTAGGCAGTATAACCAATCCGTTCTTGTCAGCCTTGCTAGTGAACAGCCTTACGGCTGCATCACTAGCTTGCTTTTGATAATTTCTAAGAGTGTACTTCATTACTCGCCGAATGGTAATTCATCATCGTCATCATCTGAAGACTGCTCTGGCTGAGCTTCTTCTTTTGGCTGCTCCTCTTCTGGGAACTCCAATCCGAAGACCTCTTTCATGCTCTCACGATTCTTGACCTCATTTGCCCAAATCTCAGAACGGTCCGGGATAGCATAAGCCTTTGCAAGTAAGAACTTCTCGGTATTTGCATCCCAATTATATACGAGATAGTAACCTGCCAATGCAATACAGAACACGTTCTTCGACTTAAGACGCATATCAACAGTTCCCTGGCGCACCTCAGCGGCGTACTTGGCTACTTCCATAAGGACAGAAGCATAAGCCTCTTCTGCATCCTTCTTCATCTTCTTGGCTTTTTCCAAAGCCTCCTCCAACTCCAGTTTGCGAGCTGGCACCACGTTCTCTTCGAGTGTGCAATACTCCTCTCTGATGTTCTTCTTCTCGAACTCATCGAGGAAACGTGTAACCAACTCATTGTCAGGGAAGGTCGCCGTGAAGTGCTTTCCGACAAACTTAAGGATGTCTGCCTTATTCTTCAAAGGCTTCTCTCCGCAAAGGTTCTCCTCGGTCAAAGCAAGGAAGTCCAACTCCATTGGGAACATGTCTTTTACACCTTCCTCCAATACAAACTCAATGTTCTCAGGAACATAATTTTTCAAATCTGATTTCATAATTATAAATACTTTTCATATAATGCTATCTGTTTCTGAGCTTCAAGCAAGGCTGCTTCTTCATTAGGCTCGGGTATATACAACCCTGCAACCATACTTGAATAGTTCCGAAACTTCTCAATAGCGTCTGTTAATTCTTTTGTGTCAAGGTCAGCCGTGCTTCTCCAATAAGTTACAGGCTGTCCTCTTCTGTTTGTTCTCTGCTTCGCAAAGATTTCTCTGTTCACTATCTGCTTGAAAATGTTATACTTCACATATTCTTCATCGTAGCCGAATTCTGATGCGAAATACTGAAGGCACACATGCAGATAGCTGTTTTGGGCGAGGGAACGTGGACGGTGTATTGGCATTGTATCAGCGTTGTACATTGAAAGACGATATTTCTTATTTGTTACCTACTTGATTATCAGCAGGTACAGGAAAACTCAAACGTAAGCATCATTTTATTGGGTGACAAGAAAGAACCAACAAAATGAAAAACAAATCTTGTGCAACAAATTTTGCTACCCAACAACCATTTTCCCTGTTACTTTTACTTCAAGAACCGTTTTTACTGGCGGAAAGAAAAAAGATGTGTTACTTGTCTATGGCTGCCAACCAAAGCCAATACACAAATATAAATTCATTCATCTTAGGATATATATACTAATGGATTGGATGAACTGAACGAATTGCGGAGCGATAGCCCAACCATGCCATGTGTTGTATTGGGTTGTCGCTCTCTTTCTTTCCGCCAGTAAGAACTCTTGTATGATTTCTGTTACTTTCCACTTGTAACCGCTTGTTTCAAGTCATTCTTAGCTCTTTTATTCTCATTTCTCAACTATTCTAATTGTTACTCCGTTACCTGAATCTTCATCACCATTTCTGGACTTTGATAAATTTGGTTGCAAAGGTAATGTCTGTACCTATATTCCTTGCAAGGTCAGTGCCTATGGTCTCTTGCTAAAATCTCCACCTTGCAGGTCGTATTTGAGCAGAGAACCTTGCAGGAAAAGCACAGACACCTTTTGAGGCAACAAAATTTTAATCAATCCCGAAATTGCAGATGCAAAATTAGGGAATAAAAAAATGAAGACTTATGGCAAACATTTGTGACACTCAGTACAAGGTGATGGGCGAACGCAAGACGGTAGCCGACCTTTGGAACACGCTCCAAACAATGGAGGTGAACACCAAGAACGTACATCTCTACAAGTTGGCGGAACACTATGGCATCGACTATGAGAAGAATGGCATATCGGTAAGAGGATATATCTATTGGGCAGAGTTTGAGGCAGACGAGGACATCTGCTTGTTGTCCTTTGACACCGAAAGTGCATGGTCTGCCTGTGAGGAGTTCTTTGATGAACTGAACAAAGTTCTTGGTGGAGAACTTTCCGTCAGTTATCGTGAGATAGAATGTGGATGCGACATTTTCTATGTCCATGACGAGCAAGGCTTCTTCCCAGAGGAATGCTGTGTGAGTTCTTCGGGTGAGCCTTTCGAGGATGCTTGTGAGGACATCTTTGACACTTGCCAAGATGCTATTGCCAAGTGGTGTGAGAAGATGGGTATCTCGCAAGGTGACAGAACCGAAGATGAAATGGTAGATTTCATCAACGGCTATGAGTATGAGAACGTGGACACCTATTTATATATAAACAAGTTCACGTTTGACTGATGGAAAGATTTGAGACGATAGAGAAAATCCCCACATGGGCATTATGCTACATCATCAATGGCGACCCTACGGGATTGAGTGATGAAGACATCAAGATGGTTGATGGCTTCATGCAGAAATGGCAAGTGGAGATTGTTTCTCCACTCAGCCAAGACGGAAACGCATCATTCTCGTACTATCCTGCCTTTGGACTACCTGCCGAGGTTGAGGATTGCAAGGTGATTTATCATTCGGAGAACCCACAAACTTTATAGAGCTATGTTTGAATACGAAGAATTGACCGACATTATCGGTTGCAGTTGCACACTGCTGATACCCTACAGAGGACGCACAGAAGGTTTCGTGGTTGCAGACTATGGTGAGGACATCGTAGTGAAATTGCGCAATGGCAAGGAAATTGTAGAAAGACGTGATGACGTTCTTGTCTATGACTGACGAAAAGGATGCTTGGTGAAGGTTATACTCGCCAGGCATCTTTTTTCTTTCCGCCAGTAAAAGCCCTTTTGTATGTAACGGCAAACGGAGTTTGCCGATAAACTTTTATATGGCTATGCTTTGATGGTTATATTCGCAAAATGGCGACCTGCCTCTTTGTATGAGATAAAATCTGCGACTACGCCTTTCTTGGAGCTTTTCGTACAATGAAGCCTTTTGTCTGGGGATGGATCTTGTTTGCAGCATTGCGATTATAGTTGGTTGCTCATGCTTACCTTCCTCTACAAATAGGAGTAGCCTTCGAAGCAGGTTCTCCTTCTGCTTGTCTTTGTCAATATGCTCATGCGACCACCCTCCATGCGGAAAAGTATATTGCCTGTTGGTTAACCATTGTTGCTGACGGCAAAACGCCATGGAAACGTGCTTTGCATTGATGATGGTTGCTGCAAATGATTGTACCATACGATGCTGTTACGGTGTTCTTGCGTCCTTTTCTGAATTACCGATTTTTTGAAGCCACTATTTTTCCTATGCAAAGGTAGCGTGATGCTTCGACAGATGGAATCCGTCTTGTGCGGTCGCTTCGCTGTGACCAATAAAATAGCCGATAATCTTCCTTTTTCTCCTCACCGCCAACAGAAAACGAGTATTATAGTCGATTTTCATGGTGCTGCCCTCATGTGCCACATCCCTGCTCTTGGATTGCATGTAAAAATTAAGTTTCACTTCAAAAAGTAATTCAATATGAAAAAGATCGAGAACACTTTCGTTGTAACAGGATTCGTAGGCAACAACGCAGAAATCCGTCAGTTCACCAACGCTTCAGTAGCACGTTTCTCATTGGCAGTCAGCCGTCAGGAGAAGAATGGTGAGGAAACCAACAGAGTATCAGCTTTCATGAACATGGAGGCATGGCGCAAGAACGAGCATGTTGACTCTTTCGACAAGCTGCAGAAGGGAACCTTGCTCACCGTCGAGGGCTACTTCAAACCAGACGAGTGGGTTGATCAGCAAGGCACCAAGCACAACCGCATCGTCTTCATCGCAAACAAGTTCTATCCTACACCAGACAAGGAGGAAACTCCAGCGGCAGAGCCTGAAAAGCCTACCAAGAAAGGCAAGAAATAGGATTTCTTCATTCTCTCCAATAAACAAAGCGGCTTCGGTCGCTTTTGTTTTGCTCATACAACCATGTTTACTTTTATACCCACTATTAGCAAGTTTACTCTTATAACCGCATGCGTACTGCTATTATAAGCGTCAAGCCGTCTTCCCTTTTTATTACTTTGTCCCACCCATCTGCGAAACCGCACCAACAGTTCGTCAAAGCGACATTCTTTATTTATCGGGAGTAAGATCCCGAAAGATGAACAATGACCATTTGCCGAAGGACAAGCACGAACAGAATGGCATTGGCTAACGGCATCCGTGACGCAACCGTCACTTACATGCTGTCTACCAATGCCACCCCTTTCGTTAAGTTGCTTGTCTGGCTGTTGCGCAGTTTCACTCCCACCCATATCTTTTATATTCACTTCTCGTCTTCCTTTTATAATCCATGGTTTACCCTTTTTATAGCCGTCACAAAGATTTCATGCCAAAAGGCTCCTTGACTGTGGCGACCAACTGTCGCTACTGCAATAAGCCACATGGCATGAAGGCTGGAGCGGAAACACACTCGGCATGGATGCCAAGAGAGTTTCCCAATTACTCCTGCTGCATCTTTGTTCCGTCCTTCTATTATAATCGGCAAGCCATTCTCTCTTTATAGCACTTCGTCCCTCCCTTGCGGAATTGCACCAATGGCGCAGTTCCACACCCACCCTTTTCTTGTTGTAATCTTATGTAGTAGCACTTATAGCCATTTCATTTCGTCCATCGTCTTTGCCGCTTCGGATATTTTCCGCAAAGGTACCAGTTGCGTGGCAAATGCCAAATTGGGCATCATGGATGCTTTTCAAAAAATCTTCCTCTATGTGCCTTGCATATAGAGCGTATTTTTCGCTTCCGATTTGTCTTTGTGCCTTCCAACTCCTTTGCGTGGCGGAAAAATATCCCTTGGGCAAGCCGAAAGGCTTCCGAAAATAGGGAAAATAAATAATCGAGTTTAACGCAAATAATTTTTCCTACTATGGCAAGAATGATAGACGACAACATCAAGAGACAGCTGAGCAAGAGGATGGATTTCTTCTTGAAGTATTTTCCTGTGAGGGTTCGCAATGTGGGCGAGGACGCAGTGGCTGCACGCCAACTGATTTGGGCGTTCAAGGATGCAAGGGACAACGCTTTTGAGAAGGTGGCGCAAATGACCGCAGCACATCTTATCAAAGTTTGTGGTGAGAAGATAAAGGACATCGTGTTTGTATGTGTGCCAGCCAGCACCCAAGCCAAGAACGAGAGTCGATACATGGCTTTCTGTAATCGTGTGAGCGAGCTTTGCGGTATCATCAACGGCTATTCGCACATATCCGTTTCAGGCGACCGCTTGGCAGTACACGAGCACCGCCATGACAAGGAAAAGAGCATCACTAAGACACAAGTGATTGAGTTTGATGAAGCCTACTTCAAAGGCAAGGACATCTATGTTTTTGATGATGTGGTAACGACCGGCGCAAGCTATGCCATTTTTGCCAATCAGTTGGAAATGTTTGGCGGAAACGTATTGGGAGGTCTTTTCTTGGGACGCACACACTATAAATATGCAAAGTGATATGGATAAGACAAAGTACATCAAAGCCAATTCCGTGGCTTTTTCGGGACATCGCACGATAGCGGAAGACCGCAAGGACGAGATAAGGAAGAAACTGAGGGGCAAGATAAGGCTGCTCTATGCTATGGGTATCACAAATTTCTATTGTGGCATGGCACTCGGCTTCGATATGTTGGCTGCTGAAGTGGTGATTTCATTGAAAGCGGAACTTACCAATTTAAAACTTATTGCCGTCATTCCCTATGACGGTCAGAACGAGAGGTGGAGCGCAAGGGAGCAAGACCGCTATTGGGATATTCTTGACAAGGCGGACGATGCTATCCTGTTGAGTAAGCACTATTTCAATGGATGCTTGCTCAGACGAAATGATTATATGCTTTCTCATTCGTGCGGACTGATTGCTTTCTTCGACGGCAAGCCCAAGGGCGGCACGTTCTACACTTGCCGAAAAGCCAAGTCGATGGGGATGGACATCATCAATCTGTACAAGTCACAAGTATAACAAACGAAAACTATAGCGTATGGACGACATCGTATCTTTGTTTGTGGTGTTCTTCGTGTTCAAGGCTTTAGGCGGAACGCTTAAAAGCCTTTTCCACGGAGACAAGCGAAATGATTTCAGAAGAGACAGATAAGGAATAGCCTTATCTGCCAAGTATTATGGGCAAGCCATACTGCAAGCATCAGTTGCAGTATGGCTCGCCATTTATCTATATTGCACAAAAATCTAATTCGTTCAATAAGGATTTGTATGTTTTGCGAAACTTACTAATGGCAATATTTTTGATATTGCCTGGCTTGTTGCTTGTTATCAATTCATTCAGTAAAGCCGTGTCAGCTATGGCTGATTTCATTGCATCTACGCTCTTCTTATATCCGCATACCAATTTTGCGCCTGTAACAGACTTGAAGTGCTCAACTTCAGAGGTGTTGGCGAGTGTTTTACAGCAACTAAAGTGAACTATTTTATCACGGAAGAAATCCCCGGCTATATCTGCCAATTCTTGTAAATCGACATTTCCATTCTCTCCCTCTAAACTTATAGAATGAAACCAACCATGACAAGCTATATAAACAATGTCTATTTTATTCCATTCACGTTTGTTCCTGTTGAAATACTCTATGTAGAGTTTCAAATCCTCTTTTGTCAAAATGTGCCTATAAATAGCATCGCATTTATGATATTCTTTCAACATTCTAAGAATAGGCTCGCTATTCAAATCAAAGCGTTCAGGCTTTTTGTGGGTATTGAATTTCCATTCTCCCTCAAAACAAAGTATATTCTTCATAAAATCACCTTTTATATTTCACTTTCATTCTTTGGTTTTCTCTTGCCAAGCGGTCCGCTGAACTTGCCACGGTTCAGCTTCACCCCATACTTGTTGAGTATGCGGAACACCGAGCTGCGGCTCCTGAAGCCGCTGACCTTCCAGATGTCATCGATAGTGTAGTTGTTGTTATACATATTGACGATATTCCTCTCACGGTCAATGCCTTTCTTTGGAGTTGAACTCTTGGCAGGTTTGATACCCGACTTAATGTATTCCACATGGGTAGCAGCCTTGCGCAAGGCAACGACCTCTTCGGACAACGAGCCGAACATGAAAAGCACATCGGCTATTGATGTACTTGGGAACAACTCCCCCTTTGAGTCAATCTTATCCTGAATGGATATTATCCTTATCACCTTCACCCTGCAAAACTCCAGGAACATCGCCAATTCCCGAACGCCACGCAGTGCATTGCTGAATTTCGAGATGACCAGTTCGTCACCTCGTTTCAGACAATCCATGAGCTGCTTCCATTCCGGGCGTGTCTTCTCTTGGCTTGCACTATCTTCTATGATACGGCAGCAGCCATACTTCTCCATCCAAGCCCGGTCAAAGGTGAATGTGTCATACTGCTCCGAGTTAAATATGTAACCTACTTTTGCCATAGCTATTATACACTGATTTGTAATTTGCCGACAAAGATACTTATATTCCATCAAAGTATAATCATACTCTGATAATTATTATAGTTAATTAAAGATTGATGTACTGCACTTTCTTGGATATATTATCATTTCATATCATACTATAAAGTATGAATGAGAATAAAACATAAAGTTTGATTTAGTTTGAATGAATACCCGATAAATAGTCGTAAATTCGCACTGCAAATTTCAAACAAAGTCCGAAATGGAAAGTATAAATATTATCATATCTGCGGCAAAAAGCCGATTGAGGGTGAAGTGCAAACAATCTTGCACTTCAAGTTTTCGCATATCATACTTTGAAGGTAGAAAGCATATGTCCATGTTGTCTGCCATCATACTTGCCATTCTTTTGCTGGCATCCTGTTCAAAAAATGCCAGTGAATCATCTTTCCATGATGCAAGGGAGGCATTGGATGCGCAAAAGGAGTTCCTTTCAAAGATGAAATCAGACAAGGATTTGTCTATGGAACACCTTGCCAACAAAATATCCAAATGGCGTACTTTAGAAGACTCGGTTTCTGCTTGTCTGATGCGAGACACCATCAAAAAGGCACATTCGTTTCCTCTGGAAGAATTTTCCAATGTCCATGACTCCATCCGTGACGAGTTTATGCGCATAGCAACCGCCAAGCGAAGGACATTTAAGGATGTACTTCTGTTGAAGATGAACGCCACACCTTATAAAGGTAATAAGGAAACGGACAGCCTTTCCTTGGTGGCTTCAAAGTTTTTTGAGAGTATGGACACCATACCATTATATAATGGTGACAAGACAAGGATCTTGACCACCTATCATTTCTTCTTGGAGAAGGTGAAGAAGGAAGGCATTGCCAACCAATCACAGTTCCTCGCCTTTCTGAAAACGGAGGATAGGCTGTTCAAGACATTTCTATCTCATCTATACGAGATGAGCGACGTGTCGGTTTCGCATATAACAAGTGGAACAGAAGATGTGTGCAAGATGATTGCTCAATCTTCAAGGAAAGGAAACTTACCGGCAAGGGATGCCGTGGCATATATGGCGATTCGTACCAATCGAAGAATCATCGCCAATGCGCAGACTTGCGTTGCAGACATAAAGAGCGGAAAGGTTACTTCAGCCGAACAACAGACTGCCTATTTCTGGATGATACTGCAACCATTCCTGTCCATTGATGACTTCGGAATGGCGATGCTTTCAGAGAATCAGCGAAAGGATTTGGTGCAACTGTCAATAGATGCTTTAGGCACAATCGCCTGTCTTAGCCGTTCCTTGCAGATGGACAAGAATATGACAGACGGGTTACCAGATATGTTCATCAAGCTATACATTTCTTCATTATAAACACAATAGTTATGCTGCATAAATTTCTCAACGACTTCCTGGCACTTGCACCATTGCAGTTGCCAGAGCTTATCAACCAGGAGCGCATGGAACAGCCAGTCTATGAAGACGGCTATGTCCTGCTTGACTTCAAGTTGGAAAAGCCTTGTCCTCTCGAAGAGGTGATGAACCTGTTCGAAGACCAGATGGAACTGGTCATCCTTTACCACAAGGTGACTTCCGTACATACAGAGTTCGGACAGTTCTGCTGTGCCTTCTCCAACCCTAATTTCGGGCGAATGTACAAGATGAATGCCAGTACGGATGCCAATGGAAATGTCCACTCCGTCATGGTGACAATCTATGAGTCCTTGGAGTTCATGTACGGTGACTTGTGCCACGACATGGAACTGCAAGCGAGGACAGGCTTCTTCAAGTACAAGCGTGACAAGGCGGACATGCTTATGTGTTTCATGTGACATTATGTTCCATTTATGAGCGACATGCAGCTTCAGAACATCGTGGACATCATCCACAAATGCCACACATGGATAGACGTTGGCAGTTCGTTCCATTGGAAAGACACCGCAGTTTCACGGCATGGCATGGTGCAGACCGTCTGCTGTCGGTGTATTACCCTTCGGGCCTGTCATTCCAACAATGATTATGTCCGTGGGCAAGAGTGGCATATTCCTCTGCTTGACATTGACCGAAGTGCCAAGATTCTTATGAGAAAGGATGCTGGTTTCAAGAAACGCCTTGCTTCAAATGCTTTGACAATGGCGGATGTCGAGCGACTTTTCATGGAAGTCACCTATGGAATTATTGAGTTGGAGCTATTCGAAGGTTATTGACCGTTTTACATTACATTTTGATCTATGATATTCAAGATTATCTTTCTTTTCTTCCCTATGTTTCTTTTCTTGGCATCAACGATGTGCTACAGAAAGAACAATCGGATGATGCAGAGATTTTATCTCCGCATGGTGTTTTCGCATAATTTTCGAAAACTGTACACACTGCTGTTGCTGATGGCAATATTGGTGTTCAGTTTCGTGGCATATCAAGTACAGCCCAACGAGATTGGTGCTCATGTAACGGCACTGTTGGCATTGTTGCTGTTCAAGTTCTCCTATGCAGACAATCTGCTGCATAGGTTGCATGACAACAGGAAATCATGTGCCATCGCTTTTACAGCCTCATTGGTGTTCATGTTCGCTCCCCATTTGTACACATTGGGAGTGATGGTGGGCTTGCTCTTGGTGGCATCCATCTACTATCCGTCCTCAAAGGTCATCTTCAAGGCACAATGTCCTGACAGTGGCAGACACTTGGCGCAATGTCCTGAGGACATCGTAAACTTCTACTTTTAGTCCATTCTTGTAATATGCCACTTGGTACTTGGCACATTCTACAACACTCAGTCTAAAATGAGAATCATTATTTCACAACATCAACAAGACATTTTCAATGAAACATATACCAAAGGAAAATATAAAGGTAAGTCTCTCTGTCGGCTTTCTGGCATCTCTCCAGGACCGACATAACGAGCGGTATTCCAAACACGAAGCGTTCTGCTATCTGCTGGACAAGGCTTGTGAACACTACATGCCGAAAGCCGTAAGCAAGGAAGTGGCAGACGAATTGAAAGATTTTCAGTTTGTTACAACCAAAACTCAACTTGCAGAGGACTGGCATTGGCATCGTGCCACCGTGCGTCAGTTTCTCGAAAAATTAACGGAACATGGGCTGATACACTGCAAGGAGTTTGAAACGAAATACACCATCATCACGATGATTGGCATGAAGGACGGTAACGTTCCGACAATGCGAAATAGCATATTGGAACCAATCATCCGTTTCACAATGGACAGTTGGTTCAATGGCACTTCCACCACAGAAGAGACTGCCGTTGTCTGTGGTCAGATTGTTAAGGGTGCAGTAGCATTATCGCAAGAAAACAACTCTGCTTCTACATCATCTGACAACCAACTTTCATCTGATGATATTGCCACTTGCATGATTGGCAGACTTGTGGATTGTATGCCTCTTGTAGATGAGGAAGAACATAACAGACTTCAGTTGCGTAACGCAATCTTCAAGTTCTTCACTCGTGTTCTCAATCGAGACTGGCTCCAGTTGTTCCTTCTGATAAAGGAACTGCCCGACATCGCCAGTCATGGAAAGGCTGCTTCCGTCAAATTGAACACAGCTGAAGACATTAGCCTTTTCCAATCCCTGTGTTCCGCTTATAAGGCTTGCTGTCCTACCTCAACAGTTGAGACAGCTGCCAAGCCAGTTGTAACCGCCAAGGCGGACAACCCTAAGTAGAGTTCATTCTGTTCCATTATAGCTGCCTTACGGACATTCTCCTTTTAAGACCTCACGGTTCGGTACTGGCATATCGCACTCGTCGTGGCTTGCCTTTTTTAGCGCATCGGGCTTGCCCGCTGTTCACGAATTTAGGGAGTGTGGTAACTCATTACCCCTACGACCTATCAGTCTTCGGGAGAGTGTCCGCCAAGGCAGCAAGCTGGGACACTGTTTTTACTGACACATATAAGCATATCAGAGATATGGAAAGAATAGCAAAGCAGGTTATGAACGTCAGGGGACGTAAGGGATGCGCCGCCGCTCTCAGCCGTGAATACCAACGCAACTGGAGCGACCGGGCTTGGCAGGTAGCTATTGCCAAGGGTAACTATGACCTCGGCAGACAGCATCTGAACTTCCAGATTTCCAAGGGAGGAAAGATAGCACCTATCGACAAGAGTAAGTCTATTCCACAGTTGATGGCTGAGAACTTGGCAGCTCTTGGCATCAAAGACAAGAATGAGGGGTTGGCAGAGCCACGCTTCAGAACTGTAGCGGATTTCATTTTTAGCGGTTCACAGTGGAAGATGCGAGAACTTGCCTTCGGTGAACAAAAGGTTGTATTCAAGCCTGGTGACAACAAGGAAAATTATGCAGTCAAGCGTATGCCTGAGATTGAGCAATGGGCGACGGACATTTATAATTTTGTCGAAGGAAAGTATGGTGAGGAGAATATCGTTGCCTTCTATGTACACTTGGACGAGACTTCACCACACATCCATTGCGTTCTTCTGCCAATCAAGGACGGCAAGTTTGCCTTCAAAGAAATCTTCGCAGGTGCCAACAATCGGGAATATAGTCAACGTACATCGAAACTTCATGACGAGTTGGCGATGGTCAATGAACCTTGGGGACTGGTGCGTGGAACGAGCCAAACGGAGACTCGGCAACGACACAGACCTACGGAGGAATACCGCAAGCACCTGTCCGAGGAATGTTCTTCAAAGGAAGAGGAACTGGACAACCTTAACAAGGCTGTAAGCGATCTTCGGGTGGAAATAGCACTGGCAGAACGTCGTGTAAAAGGTCTCTCTTCCATGGTGGAACATCTGGAAAAAGAGAGACATCAGAAGATGTTGGAGATTGACAAGCTGAAGGTGCTGATTGCAAACAAGGAGGGTGACAGTTCTATCTTGTCGCAGAAGTTGGAAAAATTGCAAAATGAGTTGGCTTCCGTTGATGAGAAACTGGCTGACAAGAAAGACAAGCTCGCTGTGGCTGACCAGCAGTTGGATGAGTTGAACAAGGACATGGAGTTTGTCAAGGAGCGGACAGAGACGCTTCGACAGGATGCCATGCAGTTCTCTCGTGAAGCTCAGACTGGTGCCGGCACACTTATCAAGACAGCGATGTTGGAAAGCATGGTCACTGACTACCGTTCCAAAATGGCATCGTTGCCACCTGAAATCAAAGTAGCATTTGACGGTTCGCCATTGGAAACCATAGCCGAGCACACTGCCGAAGTTCTTCATTGTGCCACCTTATTATACCTTGGCTACATCGACCAAGCCACGACATTTGCCGAAGGGCAAGGTGGCGGAGGCGGTGGCAGCAATGACATGAAATGGGGGCGCAACGATGACGAGGATGACAGGCGTTGGGCGCACCGCTGCCTTGCGATGGCAAACAGGATGATGCGACCGAAAGGCAGCAAGGGTAGAAAGCGTTAATAGAAAAAATAATCGACAAATTGAAATTTATGATTAGAAAAGCAATATTTATGATGGCATTGTGCCTATGCGGACAAATGCAAGTCAATGCAGAGACTATGGATGATGGCACGGATGATTTGGTGCCGTCTGGCATAAATGAGGATATGCTCCGACAGATTGAGCCTACATACCTCAAAGAAGTGGCAGTTCCTTCTGCATGGTCTTCCAACTGGTTCGTTGGTGTATCGGGTGGCACTTCCGCTTTTGTTGGGAAGCCCCATGGAAAAGGAAACTTGTTTGACAGAATGAAACCCTCACTGGCAATATCGACAGGAAAGTGGTTCACGCCAGAGATTGGTGGTCGGTTTAGTTTCCAAGGTTTTCAGTTCAAGGATGCCAGCAAGAATGTCCGTGATTACAAGATGATTCATGCGGATTTTCTTTGGAATGTGAACAGCAGCTTTGCCGCAAGTCATGCCACCACACAAAGATGGGGATTCATTCCGTATGTTGGTTGCGGTATTATCCATAATGAGGATAACGGCAAGAGTCCGTTTGTCATCAACTATGGATTGATTGGACAATATCGTTTGACAAAGCGTTTGGCGGTCAGCATGGAATTGGGTGGCGCAACCACATTCCGTGACTTTGATGGTGTGGGCGCATCCAATAAGTTTGGTGACAATTTGTTCACCTTATCTGCCGGACTGACTTTCAATATCGGGAAGGTTGGTTGGAAGAAGGTTGTAGATGCCGCTCCTTATATCAACCAGAACAAATGGCTGGCAGATTACACCAATGATTTGTTGGCTCGCAACCAAAAGTTAAGCAAAACTCATGCGGATGATGCCAATGCCATCGCTGAAATGAGAAAGATCTTGGAGATTGAAGGATTGCTGGAAGCCTATGCCGACCGCCTGACATATTATGCGGATAGTACGGAGCATCGCATCTACCCGAAAAATGACTACAGCGGTTTGAACTCGCTCCGTGCAAGATTGGCTCACAAGGACTGGAATGGCATGGGGAAACTAAAAACAAATCGCTCTCTGGAGTATAGGTTCTCCGCTTCCGATTCTGTTTCTTGGAACAAATACGTTGCAGAAATGGCAGGTGGAAACAAGTGCATCGGTTCGCCAGTGTTCTTCTTTTTCAAGATTGGAACCACGCAGTTGGTTGATGTTTCACAGATGGTAAATTTGGATGGGCTTGCTCGTGTAGCAAAGGCTTATCATCTCAAAATTTCCGTTGTTGGTGCTGCCGACAGTGCCACAGGAAACGATGGTATCAACAATCCTCTCAGTAAGTCAAGAGCTGATTATATCACGCAACAGCTTGTGGCAAGAGGCATTGACAAGTCCATGATAATATCAAAAAGCGAGGGCGGTATTGATGAGTATTCACCAATAGCAGCCAACCGACATACGACGGTCAGACTATTTGCACAGTAAATGTGTTTTACTATCATTCATACGATAAGCGGTAATCTGCAAAACAATGATTATCAAAAGAAAGAGTCCGTTCGTGATGAATGGGCTCTTTCTGCTATTTGTTATTCTGTTCGTTCTCCAGTCGCAATATCTTATTTATGACAGCAATGACTTGCTCTTGAATGTAAGCTTTGAACATCGTATCGTCCTTTATGGCAAAGTCCAACTGTTCATATACTACAGTATTGACAGAACTTCTGAGTTGTTTTAACTTGTCATTTACTGGTATCTGTCGATGGGCTTGCCAATAGAACGTAACTTCATCTTGCACTATCGCTTTCAACACCATTTTCTGTTCACGGCTGAGTTTTTTGAAGGTCTTGGTTTCTCGTTCTTCGTTGTTGCCATATAAAATAGTATCGATATATTCATCGGCATCAACGATCTCAAACTCATTGTCCCCGAAAGGCAAGTCCAAAATCTTCTTGTTGCTTTTCTTCATCTCACCCATGCACTCCTTACAGATGTGTTGGACATGACCTTTCCTCGAAAATGACTCGTTCGGCTTGTATTCACCACAAATCTTACAGTAATGTCCTTTATGCTTCTTCTTTGCCATATCTCTTATCTTATCAAGGGTTATGCAACTGTATGAGAATGCAGGATGCATCATCTTCCAAGTATTCTATACGACTTGGCAATTTGTTTTCTACTATAACAGAATCTATGCAATCCTTGGATTGATAAAATCCATCTGTACATAAAAACAACAAGTCCATGTCTGATATTTTTGTTTCTTGAATGGATATAGGGTTGCGGAAACCTCTTCCATTCACACAACGAGTCAGAAAGGTACAATTATCACCTTCCTTCTGGTGGTCTTCAGTAAGTTGATGTACACCTTTTTCTTTTTTGTAATATAGACGAACATTTCCTTGCCATGCGTAATTGGCAGTATCATCTTTTATGTATAAGACGGTAACTGCTGCTCCCATTTTGCAACAAAGAGCCTTGCATTTATCTGCAACGGCAATGTCTGCTTGTTCAAAAGCCTTTGCTAACAGCTCTCTTATATCCACAGAATTATGTTCTGCCAATATTTTATAAATACTTTGTGCAACAGTGGCAGCTGCGATCTCACCATATTGTAAGCCACCCATACCATCGGCAAGGATAGCGATGCAACTCCCATCTTGTAATTGTTTGCACAAGATAAAATCCTGGTTTGTATCACATAAGCCTTTTTGACTACAATAATTTATATCTATCATTATAACCCCCTTTCTTCTGTAGCAGAGCGAAACACTTCTGAAATGACTTGCCATGTTCTCCTTACTTGGTCATAATTCAAACCCGCTTGTGAATTGAGAGTTTGGCTTATCAAATAGCTTCTCTCCTCCAACTGCAATTCCTCGTCAATTTTGTCTGCATAATATACAAGTTGGTCTCGGTTCAATAACTTTGCCAAATCGTTTGCCAGCCAATAGCCACCAGCCACATATTCGTCAAAATCTTCCCAATCATACACTTCCATATACGCTTCTCGATCCAAGTTTGCCATAAGGTAGTTGTCCAATATGAACGACATATCCTCTGCATCCTTGTTTGTGGTTAGATGTCTGTCCATCCAAGCATTGAACTTCAGCAAGAATAATCCATGCAAAGAAGCTATCTTTACAGTGATTCTGTCATCAATACTAACCGTTATAGCACCAGAAAGCACTTCGTCAAACCCTTTTACGGACATGGCAATTGTTTCTTCGGGTGGCCAATAGATGTTGTCATCTTCCTTGGCGACATATCCATATGGAACAACATCTATCTCATAGTCACCATAATAGAAGCGTTGGTGTTTTGACTTGTCCTTCTCGAAACCATCCGCAATCAAACTATTTTTGATTTTGTCAAATTCCTGCCAGTTTGGAACAGCTATAGCTAGATCCAAGTCTCTTGTCTTTCTACGTGATGACGTGTTCAGCATCTGCTGCATGACTATATCTCTAGCGGTGGCTCCTATGATAAAGAAGTCGTGATCCATTCTACGGAAGCTATCTGTAAGTTTCTCCAACAAATCCACAAGAAATGGATTGTTTATCTTTTCACTCGAAATCTTTAAGCTCATTCTTTAATATGCGTTGCGCAGCCTCCAAGCAGCGACTATTGCCACTACCCATCAAGTCTGCATAGATTAATATAGCAGGAACAGTTCTGTTGTCTGTTTCCCAATTCCAAAATTTGTTGTACAGATGAATTTCCCCATTTGCATCTTGCTTGACGACACCTGTTCGTATAAGATGTGCTGCAGGTATTTCCGTGTATATGTCGAAAATTCCTGGTTGTAAGTAGCCATCCGTCAAGTTTGCGGCAGGTTCTCCTCCCCATGACATGCCCTTTGGCAATGCTATGTTTTTCCACTCATTTCTATTCGCTTCTGTTCGAAATGCCATTGCGCCTACCAGCAATTTGGGTTTCAATACTTCATTGTAATTGCTAACCCATAAGTCAAGCAGTTGTTTTTTGTCTTTTATTATGCGCCCGTTTTTAGTGTCACAAACAAAACCACGTCTTGCAAGTTCATCCAAAACGTTTTTCACGCTTCCCAAAGATACACCAATTTGCTCTTTTATCTCTCGATAAGGCTTCTTTATATTGTCTGCATCTTGCAACAGATAAAACACGACCTTCAATCCTGCATCTTGAAACACGGGATAGGTTTTCACCTTGGACTCTGTATTTTTCCTTCCTTGATTAAATATTTGGAAAATCAAGTTTCCTGCCTTTGTATATCTGACAAAGCAGTTTCCTGCACAGTCCAGATAGTTGATACCTCTGTTTGCCAATTCTGTTGATACCTGCGGCGTGACGTATTGCGTAACAAGCAAGATTTGCTGCTTGTCATTGTTCATCGTTTGCATAGTCGCTAATGTTGGATTTAATGTGGCCTTGGTTATGTTTTCCCTTACATGACACACAAAATCTATATTCATTATCTTAACAGTGACATCATTTTCATTGGTACAATTTACTTTGACGGCTGTTGTTGACACAACATCCCCCACAGGAAGGCTTGCTCTAAGAGCATCCAATGCTTGGTTTATAATGATATTGTTTGCCATCATTTTATGTTTTTTTTGTTCAATATATCAGTTGTGTTCAATTTGATTGAACATTGCAAAGATAATGAACAAAACTTAAACGAACGAACTTTTTGTTCAATATTTCATCTTGTTCAATACTATTTAACATAGTGCGAAGATTGAACAGGGATATTTTCAGAAATACAATTCCCGAAAAGTGACACAAATGACAAAAAACGGGAATGCTCGAACTGTATATGCCGGTTCTAACAGATCTCTCTATTATCAAAAAGCGGTAATCTTACCAGTTTTAGTCACTACACATCTCCCATACCCCTTCATCCTCCCTTGTTTTTCCTTTGCAAATTTAGTTAAGTCCACCAGACTGTCAAGTACCGCCTTGCTATTGTGAGGTTATTTCGTCAGCAGCCTTCCACCAATCACAGATTGGGGTATTCCGAAGAAATGACCTCCCAATTCCTTGCCTTATCTGTCTCTATGCCCGAACTCTTGATTGCACGTAAAATCAATTCCCTCGATGAAGTCGTAAAGGCTTCGAGAATAGGGAAGAAAAAGAAATTTCACAATTTAATCCGACAAATATGAACGATATGATTAACAAAAGAGACAAGGAGTTTGCCAATGAGTTTTCACGCTTTGTGAACGGCAAGATGTGCTCTGCATCCAAGGTGGGTGCCGAGTTTGCCAATGACCACCGTTTTCTTGTGAACGAGAAGTTCAAGGTGATGATGGCTTTCATGGAACAGTTGGCTATAAACTATCAGAAGGGCTATTATGACCCTCGTAATGAATGGGCTTGTACCTTGGCACATGCAGCCATTGAAGCCTTGCGTGAGCAGCAGCTCTACTATCCATCTTCACCAGAATATTCACCCGAAAAATAATGCAGCTATGACAAGCAGATTGGTTACACCACAGTTGGCGGAACAGTTCAAGCAATATCCGCTTTATTCACAGGACGGCAAGAAGAAGGATGCCATTTGCCTATGCGTCTTCTTCATCGGCAAAGTCCGTTGGTATGTATTGGAAGGTCAGCCGGAAGGCAACGACTTCACGCTGTTCTCTATCGTTGTCGGTCTTGCCGATACCGAATATGGCTATGCTTCCATCAAGGAAATGGAAAGTATCAGCGTGGATGTCGGACATAACCTTCCCAAGATACCGATATTGCAGGACAAGAGCTTCAAGCCTTGCCCAATCGGGAATATTCCCGACGAGAGATTACAGGCGTTCTTGTCTGATATGTATGACAGGGAAGAAGTTTAAACCAAACATCAGCCGTAGGCTTCTTGCCTATGGCTGCTAAAAATCAAACGATATGATACAGCAAAAGATAACAGAGATAGCCGAAATATTAGGATGGAGCGTTGATTTCTCCGAGCCACAAAACGGCAAGACAGATGTAAACTTCGCCAAATACACTTCCTATGGTCAAGATTTCAATTTCAGCGTGGAACTTGAAAACGATGATATGGAAGCCTTCATCGACAATATCCATGAGTATTACGAGAACTTTGATGTTGACGAGGAAGCGTACATTTGGATTGGCTCAGACGGTCACGGCAAAAATGGCGCACCTTACCACATTGCCGATATAGTCAAAGACATGGAGGAAGCCGAAGTCATGATGGCTGACCTTTATGAGGCATTCAGACAATATTATTCACAGTTGGAACTTCAAACCGTATGACAATAGAACAATATCTTTACCGCCTATGTCGAAACATTCTCAATGAGCGTTTCGACTGGCGCAAATACCTTACCACCCAAAGCTATTTCGGCAGAGACCTTTGCGTCACTCCGCTCCATGTCTCCTATGGACAAATAGGCTATACAATCCATTTCCCTTATTCTCGTGAGCCGATGCCCGAAATCGCATATGATTGGGAGATGAACGACCTTACCATCGATGAGGAAGATTGGCAGAAATGGCTCGCTCCCGATGATGAAGAAGATTGCGAAGACGATGACACATCCGAAGAATGAAAAATCCAAGATGCCTACACATTATTATATATGTGCGCATCTTGGATTTTTGATATTGCAGAAAATAACTCGGCTATCGACGGAATGCAGACCTTAAAACCTTTTCCTCTTCTATCTTTTCATCGCTTCCTGATGATACAGATAGCTCTACTTCCTTTTCTTCTTCATCTTTTCCCGAAACCGAAGCTGCAACATCCTCACTCTGTTGTTCCTTCATTTCCAAAGACACTTCGTCTATTCTCTGCGTGAGAATAGACGTTGCCTTTTTCACATCCATCAAGGTGGTCTTGATGAAACTTGGCGTCTCCTTCAGACTGCCGAGCCAAGATTTCAGATAGGCGGCACTGTCTTCCTTCAGATTCTTGGTCATGCCATACTTCTGGCACACCAACGCACTGCCCAACTCTGCAACCAGTTCCTCACGTGCATATTCATCGGAACCGAAGCCCGACTGCGGTTTAAGGCGGTTCAACAGATCTTCCGCTCCTGTTGAGTGAACCATTTCATGGAATGCAGTTCCATACCACGACTCACCATCCTTAAACTGTGCCTTCTCTGGAATGGTTATCTCATTGCGGGAAATGGAATAGAATGCATTGTCTTGATGTTCGATGTTGATAGGACAAATCCACTTCTGCTCCTTGAACATCTGGTCAACAGCAGGAAACGAATACATGTCACCTTCTTTCACCAATGCCTTTTCGGGCTTGTTCTCTGCTTCCAACTTGGCATACAATTCAGGTCTTGCCTCCTTCAGATTGGTCTGTGCCACATTGAACACCTGGTACACATTCAACTTCGGATAGACATTATACTCCTTCTGCTCCTCAGCACTCATTCGCTTGTAGTCGTCATAGGGTATCTTTTCTTTTGTCTCCTTGTGTACAATGGTGAAACTTGTCAGCATCACGGGAAAACTCTTCTCTCCCTTATTGATGCCAACCTTGGGCAACGGCTCGCCATTGTCATCCACCATCTGCTTCTTGTTACCTTGCTTGTCGGTCTGATAGTTCAAACCCACTGCACGGTTAAAGGTGCAGAACACTGGCAACTCGTAGCCTTTCTTCTCGCAGAGCATGGTGAGCAACAAGGCATTCATGCCGTTATACTCCCTGCCAGACAGGTTCTTCGGCCAACTCAATGTACCTTCCGTAAACCAAGGCTTTTGCCATCCGTCCTTGCTTCCCAACGACTCGATTTTCTCTATCATCATGTTGGCGAAGGTGTCCAAGGCTCTGTCCTCGGCATTTTTTCCATCGCCATTATTCTTTGGACTCTTATTGTAATATGCCATACTTGCTAATTGTTAGGGTGATACGGCTTCTTTTCCCACTGGCTCAACTCCGCCACCTTGCAGCCCAGGTTGAGCCTGTCGTTATACACCGAGATTTCCAGCTCGCCCTTTGCCTCGATGGTGCCTTTTGGCTGCAACCATTCCTCTCTTTCTTCCGAGAAACGGACAAAGCGCACCCATGTAAAAGTAAATTCTTCTCCTATCTTCTCTGCACTGAAAGCAGAGAACATCAGAAAAGCCTTCCCATTTTTGTCCTTCTTCATATCAATGTCCTTACCGACCTTGCCTTTGAACTCCATGTCGCCCACGATGCCATCCTTGCTTTCCGATACGGGAGACAGGTTCACTTCCGATACCTTCAAGTTGAAATACAGGTTGTCGTCTTTCTTCTTGAAGGTCAATACACCTTTCAACTCAATGCGGTTGCCCACGACAATGCCTTCCGCATCGTCACCATCCATGATACAACTGACAATCACGGTCTTGTTGATACCACTCTTGGCTGGCACCACCACATCCACGGAATATGTCGTAAAAGGCATTCCGTCCTTTCCATTGCGAACCACAGCAGCCTTGCTGACGGTTCCGCACACACTTACGTTACATTTAATCATAGCTCAAATACTTTTTTATTCGTTTTCAATCGACCAAGATGTGGAACCTCCAAGTATCTTACTTTCTTTGCATTGTCTGACTTTGACCTTCTTGCTGTTCCAGGACTTGCTCATGGTTTTGCGATGCCTGTTGCGTCAGCACGATAGTATTCACCATTCCAGCGATGCGCATTTTCTTGGCATCATTGCTCAGGTTGGTATCACCCAACACTTGCGACAATCTACAGAACTCCGCATTGGTCAGCTCTCTCGTCACTTTGGTAGTGCCATTGTCCGCTTGCAACACAGCCTTTCCATTATCGCCAACACTCAGCACACATTCCTTCATAGTCGGCATCAACGGTTTCAAGTCCACCTGCCTTTTGCTTACAGCTTCTGAGATTTGCGTTCTTTGCTCTTCCTCGCTTTTACTGTCTATTTGCACAGCGAGGGCAAGCAGACTGCTATACATGGTAGTCACCAATCCCATTATCGGGTCTGCACTTGACAATCCTGTGCTTGCGTCCTCAGATGAAAGCAGTTTCTTCATCCAATCGTCAGGTGACAGACTCGTGTCCACAGCAGAACTGTTTTCCTTGTATTTTGCCAACAGGTCATTGCCGTTATACAATGCCTGTTGCTTCAGATTACCTTTCTGCGCTATCTCAGCCAAGTATGATGCAGGATCCACGTCCCTTGTCTTGCCGTCTGCCGATATGTTTTTCACTCCGAAATGCAAGTGTTCGCCAGTAGTGCGTGTGCCGGTATTTCCCGACACACCTAACTTTTGCCCAGCTTTTACCTCGTCACCCACCTTCACGACGATACTGTCCAAGTGCATATAGGTGGTTTGCACCTTGCTTCCATCCGATCTTGCGTATTCCACTGTCACAGACTTGCCACCGCCAGTATTGGCATTGTGGTTCACAGCTACCACCTTGCCACCATTCTCGGTTGCCAACACATCATCATGCTTGGCTCTGATGTCAATGCCCTTGTGCATCTGCAGTTTGCTTTTGTCCATAGGGTCTTGACGCATACCGAATGGAGAAGTGACAAACAAGAACTCGTCCCTTTTCACAGGGAATGAGTATTTGTCGTTGGTTGTTTGAGATGCTGTTTGCTTCTTTTCGTCATTATTGGATGTCGATACCGAAGACGATACCGTTGCTGAAGTCCTTGCATTCTGTTCTACGCCGAACTTCTTGCCCTCAGCCCTCATTTCTTGCATCACCTGTTGGTCATACTTCTGTAATCCATTAATCTCGATAATCTTTTGCAAACTGGCAGCATATCCTCCATTGGTGGCATAACCGCCTCGCTCAATACCTTTTGTCCATCCCTTGTAGTCGTCGGGAGAGAGTTTGAAGCATTGGCTGTAGCGGCTGTTGTTCTTCAATATCTTGGAATGGTGTTCGTATGAGTCACCCACCGTGGCATACTTGCAGAACTTCTCATTCGGCTTGTCATCGGTATAGACAAGATAATCGCCACCGTTCTTCAGCCAACTTTTCGAAGCCTTCACGCCAAAATGGTTGTTGCCCAACTGCGACAGTTCACTCTGTCCATTACGGCTTTCTAAGATGCCTTGCGCCAAGGTGACGGAAGCAGGGATGCCATATCGCTTCATTTGTTCCATCGCCTCGGCAGCATATCTTTCTGCATATTGCTGATTCTTACTCATGTCTTTATATCCTCATTATTATCGTTTCATACCGCCAGAACGCTGCTGTTCCTCAGTATTTTGCTCCTGTTGCTTCTGCTTGGGTGCCTCCAACTGATCACAGATAGCCACTCGTTCTCCAGCTCGGATAAGCTTGGGCAGATAGGTGCCCAAGGCATGATGTGGAAAGCCAGCCATGTAGGGACCTGCTTGGGTGTTTCTCTTTGTCAATGTAATCCCCAACACTTCCGCTCCTCGCTTGGCATCCTGTTCATACATCTCATAAAAATCACCTACACGAAACAGCAGCAAAGCATCTGGATGCTTGGCTTTCAACTCCTTCCATTGCTTCATGATGGGAGAGTCCTTGGTCTCTTCCTTCTGCTTACCCTTTGTTTCTTCCTTCTTTTCCACAGTAGCGTTATTATCTCTTTGAACAGTCGCATCCTTCTCTTCCCTAATATATGTCTTTTCCTCAGAAGATGCTTGCTTATTCTCTTCCTCGTGATACTCTCGATGTTCTTCCTCATTCTTATCGGTGGAGACTTGCGTTTCTTGCTTCACCTCGGTTTCATCAACTTGCTTTTCAGATGCAGTCTGCTCCTGCGTCTGTCCTTTCTGCAGGATGTCAGCAAACAAGGTTGCTGCAAGATGTCTCTTATACTCGTTTTTGTCTTCGGCTATCCACATCCGTTGCCATTGGCTTGGCGATACCACACGAGGCTGCAACTTGTCTGCGCCATCAATGGTGGCTGCACACAGAATGACATCGTTCTTTGCCTTGAACACGTTTACTTTCTGTATGCGGTTCATGTCCACCTCGTTGTGCTGACCGCTGCCGAACAAGTCCACCTTCAGGTCAGGCTTTGTCTCTGCCATCGCATAGTATTTCTGTGCCAGTTCCACTCTCAGACTGTCCATCGTGTCCTGCGCCTGTTTCAGTGTGGTGAAGAAGCGGTTTAAGTCCGCTTTGTCGGGATAGATGGAAAAAGCCTTCTGTCCTTCGGGCTTGATATACATCGCCCAACGCTTGTTGTCATCCTGCACCATCTGTATGCGGTCGAAGCCCACCTGCTTGCTCTGGCTCACGGCATCACTCACGTCTATCTTGGATATGTCTTCCAGTTGCCAGTTCTTCAATCTTGCCACAGTGATGTCCTTTCCTGCAAAATAGCTGTCATCAGGATGGTAGCCCAAAGCGCCATCGGGATTATAGAACTTGACAGACTGAAAACCTTCCTTCTGTAAGGCATGTTCAATGCGCTGCTTGCTCATGCCCGACACCTCGTTGTTTACTTCCAATGATGCTCCTGCAGGCAACACCACATCGGCACTCTTGTTTTCTTTGTCCCTTACTATCACCACAAATTTCTGTTCGCTGTCAGGATGCTTGGCTATCTCATCAGCTACAAAGTAATGCTTGGGCATCTGCGCTTGCATCTCGGTGGTATGCTGCTCGTTCTTCAAGGATGAATATTCTATTTTCTCGCCACGCTCTGCCTTGTGAATAACGTCCAAGGCATTGTTCACATCACTCTCTATGGCATCTATCAGACATGGATTTTCCTTCAATTCGCGGTTCCAGTAGTCCACCAGTCCCATATTCTCCTTGGAAATCTTGGCTGGCATACCCATTTCCATCATCTTGATGCCCGAAGCTAGTTCCACAACCAGTTTCTCTTGCTTCACGGCATCCTCCGATGGCGCAATGCCGTTTTTCATCACCATGCCCTCCCTTGCCAGTCGCTGTTGATGTCCTGTGGCACTCACCGTTTGGCGCAACATCTCCTGCACATAATCGCTATATTGCTCAAAGTTTTCTTGCTTTGGCATATACACAGCATCTTTTTCTGTGTCATAGTGTGCCACTCCGCTTCCGTCTTTGCGCACCGCCATCAGGTTTTCCTTCATCTTCTGGATGAAGTCATTTACTTGGCTACGCAATGCCTTGTCTTCATTCGCACTGACATTCGCCTTCACTACATCTTCATATTTTTCTTTATCTTTCAGTGGCAACATGGTTTGGTCGATGTTGAACAGCACTCGTATTTCCCGATTGTGGATGCCCTTGTACTGTGTCTGATCGGTAGCCGACAATTCCTGGTAGTCCTTTCTGCTGATGATGTCTTCCGGATTATGACGGTTCACATATTTGTTCCACGCATACCAGTTGAACGGCACACCTCTCTCATGCGCCATCACAGACTCGTCTCGCTTTTTGGCTTCACTAAATAACGTGTAAAGATTTGTAGAAAATCCGTTCTTGTCGGAGTTCAATCCCATCACGAGGGCATTGAACGGACTCACTGCCGCTCCCTTCGGGTAAAACCGTGGATATTGCTTTCCTTGCTTATTCAGCCAGACACCCTTGTTGTCGGCTGCTTTCGACAGGGCCTCGGTAATCAGTGACACTTGACGCTCTGCCGCATTCTTCTCTTGTGGACTTTTCTCTTTCATTGTATGATTGTTTTACGTTTTATCTTATCTTGAACGTTGGATGACTTCTCGCTGCTCTGCGTTTTCCATCGCCTCGTTTCTCACATTTCTCACTTCTTGCTCGCCATAGTTGCGTTCTGCCATCTGTCTCATCTGGTCACTCTTGGCAAGCACGGCATTGGCAAGGGTGTTGAGTGGTAAGGTTCCTGCTTGATATGCTCCAACCACATGCTCTGGCAGTTGGATGGTGTATGGCACTCGGTCGATGGTTGCCACTAAACAGTTGCCTTGTAGCACAGGGTTAGCTATTCGGGGATTCAACGGTTCGTCTGGATAGGACTTATATTGCACTGCTTGTGCTGTTGTATTATCGTATGATACAGCATTTCCATCATTGCTTTCCCGTTTGTTTGCCAATGCTTCATGTCCTGCCTTGTTCAGCAGATTGGCACCGCCCATACCGATGAGCGTCATCTTCAGCAATGGATTTTTCACAAACATTCCTGCAAGAATGGCGGCTATTGGCATCATGTTGTCCTTCAAGCCTAATGATTGCGTCTTGCCAGTGAACAGTCCAACAAGGATGTCGGGCAACATGGCTATCACATAGCCGAGGTTATTGCCGATGTCGCTGAAACCATTCAGTCCGAAGTTCTTCAACAGCCCTTCCCAACCGTTGCTGTTATCATTTTCAGGTTGGTCTTGAAGTTCTTCCTCTGATTGCGCTTGCTGTTGTTCATCAGTTTCTGTTTGTTGCGCCTCTGCCTCTTTCTTTTCTTGGATGATGCGCTCTGCCTCTGCAACCTTGGCTGCGTCGTGCTTGGCTTTCTCTTCCAGATAGGCATCTTCCTTGCCGGGTGCCACTATCAGCGGTACATTCTTGTATTTCGGATCGTTCCGTTTCTCTTGCTCTTTTTGGAAAGGAAACTTAAAACTGTTATCTGTCCATGCCATAGGTGTAAATGCTTTTTGTGGGATATGTATCTTGTTATGGAGTTTGCTGTTGAGCGTCTTGACATAGCCATTGTCGGTGGCATTCACTTTCTTGGCTTGTGAGCGAAAACCAGTGAAGGCATTGCCGTTCTGTCCGAATACGCCCTTGCTGATGCTCAATTCCATGGCTTGCTCTTTCCGCTGTTCGCCGTTTCCCTTCTTGGAATCGAGAATATAGCCCAATGCCATGTCGCTCCCCACCAAGGTAGCCAATGACTTCCAACTACCGATACCGCCCATAGTCACGGCATCCACTACCGAGGCGGTAGCCCTTCCAGCAAACTTCTCCGTCTTGCTTGGCTTATAGGCTTTCTCGCCACGAGCTTCTATCTCAGCCGTCAATGGTGACTTCATCAGTTCTTCTTGCAGTCCCCAGATACTGTTTTGTGCTGCCTTTCGCAAGATGTAGTCCATCGTTGATTTGGGTGTATTGTCCTTGACGAGCTTCCCAATCATCAGGTCTTCCATCCTTTGTGCAACGTATGCGTATGCCAAATCCTCGCCACAGGCTTTCGACAAAGCGTCATATTTACTTCGTCCAATTTCCTTCACCACGGCATTGCGCCACTCGCCAGCAAGAAGAGCCAAATCCTTCACGATGTTTTTGTCCTTCCATATCTTCTGGTTGCACATCGCCAGATAGTCCTCCGTGGTTTTGCTGTTCCATTTGCCTGTTTGCTTTAGAACAAACTCGGTGTTGTCGGCATACGGATTGGCAGAAGCAAGCACTCCTGCCAAACTGCTCTGGTATCTGCCTCTTTCCTCCAGTTGCTTGTGAGTCAAGTCATCTCGCACCTGTTTCATCACAGGTGCCAGCTTGCCGTCAAAATATCCTTGAAGGCAATACTCCAGTTCTGCAAAGCGTGTCGGGTTCTTGATAGTACTCATTATAGCGTTACGTTTAGTTGACCTAATATCTGTTCTCTTGTCTGCTCGATGGCTTGGTGATACACTTCCATCTGTTTGGGGAAGTATTCCTCCAGCCAAGAGTCCTTCTCTATTCTGTTATGGATGAAGAGGATGGCTTGCTGCAGTTCTATCTCCACGGAGCATTCTCCTTCCTCTCTGTTGTTGAACCACGCCTTTGTCCACCATCTCACTCCTGCACGGTCTGGATAGACGCTCACCAACCTTGGAATGTCGAAGCTCTGCACATCGATGTCCAGTTCAGCAAGCGGGTCGATGATGCCACTCGTCCTTATGGCTTCGTCATGGAGTTTTTTTTTAGAACTTCGCTCAATGTGGACAGATAGATGCCATGCCGCAATGCCAGATAGTTCAAGAAATCCGCAACCAGCAGGTTCTGCACCTTGCAAGCCAAGGGCATAGCTTTCTGCCCGATGCCTAACGGATTGCTGATGGATGGCATAGCTTCATAGAAATAGTGTTTCGCCGCTGACAAGGTAAAGATGTTCCTTAGCGACTGCTCTGCATGTTGCGGTGTCACATACATACCTTTATACAGGTCTTCCATATACGAAGGCATAAAGCGCAGCATCAGTTCTTCTATCTCTTTCTGATCTTTGTCATACTGTGTGGCTATATTCATGTCGTAGGTCTCAAACTCAGGAAAACCTGTCTTACCAGTCTGTTCCATTGCCTTCACATTGCCATATAGCATGGTCAGAAAATCAATCGGATTGATTTCCTTGCCGTCAAACTTCACCTCGAAATGCAGTCTGTCACCGCTCAATGCCACGATGTTTCCTGCCTTCACGGTTTGTCCGAAGTTCACGAACACGTTGGCAAGGTGGGCGTAGGTCACTTCATATTTGCCGTAGCGTATCACTTGGTAGATGCCGTGTGTCGCATCATTGCCAATGCCCGATACCGTTCCGCTTGCCAAGGCAGACAGCAGATAGTGATTTGCCTCAAAGTCCAGTCCGTGATGGAAGAACACGGTTCCTGTTACAGGATGCTTCTGTTTGCCATAGCCAAGTGTCAGTTCCACATCCTTGCCTCGCTCCTCAAAGGGCATGCAAAAGCCGCTTTTTGATTGCAGCATCATTTCTTCTGTATATCTCATGTTGTTGTCGTTTTTATGTTTATCGTTTCATGCCGCCACTGCGTGTGGTCGTTTCTGCTTCGTTCACATTTCTTCCTTGACCGCCATCACCACTGACAATGTTCTTGATATTGGAATTGTTGCCGATGAGCATCATGCCGAGCATGGCTCCTGCTATCTTGCCAAGCCATCCGAAACGTCCGAAAGTGAGGAACGCTGCTGTTACCAGTCCTGCAAGGCTCAGTCCCGACACGTTTCCTTTCCCTAATTTCTTGAAGAAGTTGCCGAACATCTCCAGTCCGTTGCCTCCGAAGATGCCACGGAAGAAGTTGCTCATTCCGCTCCACTTGCTGTTGATGTCGCCCATGGCACCATTCACAGCATCCACAGCTTCTCCAGCCTTGTTCTTCAGTCCTTTCACGTCTTCCACAGCTTCGGATATTTTCTCCGTGGTGTCTTTTCCTACCACCACATCACTGGCTATCTCCGCCATGCTCTTGTCGTTGACAAGGTTCTGCCATGCCACATATCCTGCTGCGCTACCCACAGCGGCTGTCTTCATCGCACTTCCTGTGCTTCTCAGTGCTTGGGTTGGATGTATGGTAGCGTTTCCTGCTGATTTCAACCCTTGCTTGGCATAGCTTCCTATGCCTTTCAGGGTGCTGCCACCATACTTTGCTATTTTTGCCCATATACTCATAGTCGTATCTTTTTGTTGTTATTTGATCTTTCCATTCCGCTTCCACCTGTTCATGCAGTCCTTCACGATGGTTTTCTTGTCAGCCTTGTCGTGGCTGCCTTCTTCTATTTCTGCCCAGATGTCTGTCATCGAGGTGTACTTCACCGCCTTAGTAAGCCGTTGCAGCTTTTTGTTCATCACCTTCAACTTGGGACGGATGCCGAATACTATCTCCACTCGTTCCTTCTCGGTTATCTTGTTGCCCGACAAGCATACAAGCCTGATGTCATTCACTATCTCCACGCTGCCCATTATCAATTCACGGTAAATTTTATTGCGCTTGGCAGATAGTGCTACAGCAAGGGCATTGCTCGGATGTTTATCCAGTTGTTTGGTGAATCCTCCCAAGTTATCCACCAGTCGGTCTATCTCGTGATAGAAACCATATACCTGTGCAGCATACACCACGATGGAGCGGAACGAGTCCAAGTAGTTGTTGAACTCTCGTTGCAGATTGGTGGTTCCTTCCACTTCCTCTTTCAACCAGATATGCCCGGTGGTCTGCATCAGCATCACCTTCTCCTGGTTCTTCAACTCCTTTTCAGCCTTGTCTGTATATGCGTATATCATTCCTGCCAACACAGGGTCGTTCTGGGCTTGCACCTTGCAGACGGAAAGCAACATTATGCCAAAGCAAAATATCCATGTTCTCATACTCAAATGTTTTTATATTATTATGGTGTACTGACTTTGGCAGCTCTCCGCCACCGCCCCAATGCTTGCGTAGCAATCTCACCATTACTTCTGTCTATCATCCCTGCCGTGACATTGTTCCATACATCACTCATTGTATAGTAGCGGATGCTCAGATACAGTTTGTTGAGCTTCTTTTGGAAAGCAGATAGTTTGTCGTTTAATGCCCACAAGGTTTTGGAGCGGTCTGCTCCTGTCAGCATATTCTCTGTGCCACCATTCGCCACGGCATCGTTCAATAGATTGAAAACCGATACCAATTCCGTTGCCGTCTCGATATACAGGTTATTCATACTCATGCTTGCCACAATGCCCTGCGGATTATTGGCAATAGCTGCCTTCAACTTGGCGAGCGTGATGAAAATCTTCACGCCATCATCATACAGATGGGTACATGCTTTCAGCGAAGAGGCATAGCCGTTCACTGATTTCAAGTAGCTGTTGTACTTCTTCTCCCATTTGTGTATCTGGTTAAACTCAGCAGCCATTGTATTCTGCAACAACGCCGTCTTGGTCTGTCCGTTGATTTGCTTTTCAATCTCACTGTTGATAAGTTCATTGCCTTCTGCCAATGCCATCCATTCCAAGGGATTGGATGACACCAATTGTGCCTTGGCTTCCGATGCCGTTGCTATGCCGATAATTGCTATCAACCATATCTTACCTATTTGTAATCTCATAGATGCTCCTCCTGCGTTTGCTGGTTTCTACTCGTTTTCTGATGGTTGTCACCAGTTCTTCTTTCATCGGTACTCCGATAATGTCAAGCCTTGGTGTCGTTCTGTCTCCAGAATATATGCTCACGGTTTTCAATCGGAATAGTTGCTGCATGAATGTCTGACTCTCATTGAAATCCACCACACGGTATAGTTCCTGATAATCTACTTCACGATGAAACACGCCATGCTCAAACACTAATTGTTCGTTACTGATGATGTACCGCATCCTGCATAGATAGACCATTCGATATGCCAAACATAGGGAAAACAAGAGCGAGAGGACAAACACCAAAGTGGAGAGGACGGCATCATCAATACCTGCATATACAAAACCTACACTTATAAGCACAAGCAAGTGCAGCTCGTTGATGACGAACTGCATACAATGGGGCTTGATGATGATGTTTCTATACCGATATGTCTGCTGCATAGTTCTCCTTTTTGATAATGACACCGTGCTTCATCTGCGAAAGCCCGATGTCCGTTCCTCTTTTTCTTGCTGTTTCCGTTCTTGCTCTTGTTGCAATCTCTCAGCTTCCTGCTCCTTGGCAAATTTGGAATAGTCAAAGTCTATCTCTCCTTGGTCTATCAGCCTTTGGTCTTTCTTACCAAGCAGGGCATCATTCCAATCCTTGTATTGCCCTAAAGGATGAAAGGCTTGCACCGTAAAGTCTGCAAATCCCATTTCCTTAGCGATTGCTTTGAAGTTCTTCACAAAGCCACGTCCTGCCTCGTCTTTGTCAAAGCCCAAATAATGGTTCGCTTGTCGGGTCTCTTCCAGCATTCCCTTTATTTGCCCCTTTGTTGGTGTTCCTCCTGTCGAGACATACACGCTCTTCACTGGATTGATTTGGTACTCTGCCATAGCATCGTATGCACTCTCAAACCATAGAATATTTGTGACTTCTTTCAATGGCTTACCTGTCAGGTTGGCTATCCACAATCCTTCACTGCTGTTGCTTCCTTCCGCCTTGCCCTTGTATGCCTTACCGTCCTCTCGTCTCGGTCTGCCTCGCTCTTCCAATCCAACGATGCTGTCCGGCTTGGACGGCAAGGATAGTGGAAAGGCGAGATTGGCAAAGCTCAATCCGTCATTTCGACGCTTGGTCGCCAAGAAGAAATGCTTGTGAAAGGCGAACTGGGTCCCCATGTTGATGCCTCTTTCCTTGAAATAAGGATAGTGTTTCCGTTGGGTGTCCTTTTCCCTTGGGTGGAAACGCAAGATGTCATAGTCTGACAGGTTGAAGGGCTTGGCATCTCGCTTGGGTTCTGCCACTCTGCTTTCACGCACGTCAATGGGATTATTCAACAGTCTGTTGCATACCACATTCACTAACCTGTCCAATGACATCCCTGGCTTATAGTCATCAAACAGCATCGGATGCTCCTTGATGAAACCTATCACATTATAGTTTTTCTGTTCTGGTGGCTGAAAACAGCACTTGCCATTGCCTGTGACAATAAACTTGTCGCCTCTCACTCGCTGTCCATGACTGTCCACCTTTACATACGACGGATAGCGCAAGCCATCTCGTTTGTTCAACTGATAGCCTGCGTCCACCAGCAGCTCCTGTATGTTCAGACGCTGTAAGAAATCATTATATGTCAGTTCGTTGTTTGCCATAAGCGCATTCCGTTATAGTCCTTTCCCCATGTGAGGATGCAATACTTCTTGGTTCATGGCAGCCTCAAAGTTTCTCGCCGCCACATCCATTGGCGTATCTACTCCTGGCTTGAAATAGGGACGAGGTGGCGCAGGTGCTGCACCATGATGGTGGTCAACTATCACTACAGGTGCGCCATGTGGACGATGTAGCTCACTGCCTACTTCGGCAGCAACACCCAATCCTGCTAACAGTGCAGCTCCAATCTTGGTTCCCAAACTGGAACGGTCTTTCATATCCACCTCACCGAATATCTTGGAAAAGAGTTTCATGCGATGGTAGTCATCCACTGCCATGAACTTGTCATACTGCTTCTGCGTTATCTCGTGGCTTACTCGCTCACCGTTGATGATGGCTGTCATGCGGAACTTGCCTTCTTGCTCCGCTGGCTCCACTTGTATCTCACCAACAGTTACTTCTCTGCCATGCTTGCCTTCACGGAACCACCCCTTGCTCTCGTCCAAGTCCTGCCCATCCACAATACCTACTTTATTGTTCATAGGTTCTTGCTGCACTTGCAGTGGCTCAACGGTAGATTGCAACTGCATCTTGCCATCCACCTCCTGCTGCACCTCTGGACGCAAACCGATATGGATGCGCTCCTTGCTGTTGAGCATATCCATCGTTATCTTGTCGGTGAAATCATCCTTGATGACATTATTCAATATATCCAGTCGTTTGGCTACAGATACTTGCTTGACAGAATTGTTGGTCAATGCCTTCAATTCATCATCGGTCAAGTCATACACCATATCACTTTTGGTGCTTTCTGATTGGATGGTGAGTGTCTTTGCCTTCTCATCGATGATGATACCGTGTGAAGACAGGCATTCCTGCCATTGATCGTTGGAGAAATATACAGGTGAGCTTATCAGTTCCTTGTAGGGTTTGGCTGGCTCTTGACTTCTTGGACGTGTTTCTACAGGTGTCATCACGGCTTGCAGGTTTTGTAATACATCTGCTTGTGATGCTACTTGTTGCTGTCCTTTATAGTAAAAGCCATAACCTCCAGAGGTTAACTCACCAGGTTTCAGCCTTCTGTCAGGTCTCTCTGCCACCATCGGTGCTCCTGCATAGAACATCTGTCCTCCGACTCTGCGTAGATGATAGCCGTCCTGCATTCTCGGTGTCCAACCTAAAAACTCTGGACTCCATCCTAACCGTCCGTATTCTCCAGTACCAATCCTATATCCATGCAGTCCCATAGCCACTCTTCCATTGGCATTTCTTGCATGGACAAGGTTTCTCGGCATATAGAAGTCTTTGCCTATAATGCTGGTAAAGACATTGTAGGACTTCTTGTTGGCAGAGTTGGTTCCCCAATCAGTCAATGCCAACATCTGTTTCTCGGTGAGGTTATAGGTCAGCAGTGGGGAGTCATGTCCCTGTACCGCTAACTGATAACCGTCACCGTTGGCTATGATATGGGCTTGCATACCATTGCGCATCAAGATGTCACGCATCTCTGGCTGCAAGTCCATCTGTCTTGGATTCAAGTTCTTTCTTATCGCCATAGCATGATTTTATTAAGCGTTCTCTTTTTCCATTCCTTGCTCTAACAGTTCGTCTTTGTACTTCACAAACTGTTCCGCACTCTCGTTGCCGATGCACAGGGCGTGTTCCTTGCAGTATTCTTGATACTCGTTCTGCCATTCCTCACTGAAATGGTTCACATAATCAAGCCAACCGTATTCACCGCTCTGCATCTTCTCCACGAGGATGTCTTCTGTATAATATGGTCCTTTTCTCATTTCTTCCCTAAGTTTGATGTTTTACGTTACTTCCTTGCGACAGCCGATGCATGTCTTCCGGCAGCTTTTTTTTGCTCATTCCACAGTTCTTCGGTATATTCCTCCTCTGGAACATAGTCAAGATTACCGTCATCATCCATTACCCAACAGCCATAGATGCCGAAGGTGTATTTGTCCCACTCTCGCTTGCCTTCCTTGCGCCACTGCTCACCATCGCCGTTGGCGAAGCGGATGCCAGTATCGCTCTTCAGGTCGATGCCTACAGTCACAGGCTCGTCTTCTACGGCAAATGTCAGTGCCTCGCCATTTTGGATGCTCTTTAGCTCCGTTCCTCCAAGACTGAGTTCGTCAGATAGCACCTGCAAGTTTCTACCAATCACAGGTGTCGGCACAGCCATCACTTGGTTGGTCTCTCCGTCAATCTGTACAAATGCCTTGACATGTGTGCCATCTGGCATATCCACATCTGCCACCACAGCCTTGCCCTGCTTCAACAGTTCCTGCTGCTCCTTGGTGAATTTGTCCAATGGGGCGTACTTCAATACAGGATAGAACATCACATCAACGTTTCCATCTGCCATTCTTACCAAGGCAAATCGGGTTCTGCTCTTGATACTGTAGCCCTCGTTTACTTCCATGCTCACAGGCAACAATGGCGATGGACGACCATTGCTGATGTCATCCAAGGCATGCATCGGAAGGTCTTCAATCATCTCGTGGGTAAGACCGAACTTTGCAAGTGTCTGATACGGCACTTCACTTTCTTCAAATGAGTTTCTTTTCATATTCTGATTATATTTTGAATGATACTTTGCATATAGCCATGCAAAGATAGCCCAAGAGTAATGAATACAAGAAAGCCTACGTTCTTCTGCCCAATCTTTTCCGTTTTATTATGATTATATCATTATTTCATACTCTCAATCATACTTTAATCTTATTTTATGTTATACTTTTACAGCATCGTGTATCACTCTTGATTTCTTTCCCTAACTTTGCACCATGAAAAGGAAAATAGTGGCATTATGGGTAATAAGTTGTCTGGCGGTATCAAGTGCAAAAGCACAGTTCAACACCGTCAGCAATAACGTATGCCGTTACAAAGTCAAGAAAGTTGAGAAAAAGCTTCTGCCTCCTGCAAACAATCAGGTAGATTCCGTCACTGTAAATCTACCACAACAGGAAACAGACTCTGTGGATAACAAACAAAAACAGTGGATAAGCAGCTATTCAAGCATCACTTATCCACTGAAATCAATTAAAGTCACCAGTCCTTATGGTTATCGTCGTGACCCTTTCACTGGTAAACAATCATGGCACAACGGTTTGGATCTTCGTGCGAAGAACGAACCTGCCTATGCCATGATGGATGGTATTGTCGAAAAGGTAGGGTATGACAATCGTTCTGGCAACTATGTTACATTGAGGCATGGTAAGTTTTATATCAGCTATTGTCATTTGTCTTCAATCATAGTTCGTAAAGGTGAAAGGGTGTTTGCCGGTATCATTGTTGGTGTTACTGGCAATACCGGTCGCAGCTCTGGAAGCCATCTCCACCTTACATGCAAAAAGGATGGCAAGAGTTTCAATCCTACCATCCTTTTGAAAATTATTGAGAGTATATAACTTTTAAGAACGAAAAAACTTTTTTATCATTGTTGTACAATAAACCACGTATATATATGTGATAGATGGTATTTATTTTATGTAATCCATATAAATATGTAGTGCAGAAAAATTTTCTGCAGAAAGTAAAGACAACAAAGAAAATAGTATGGTTAAAATAATTCCTATCATTGATAGGGTTAATGATTGTGTGTTGCGGTTGTTCTCTTCAGTTAACTTATTTTTTGTGATTATTATAGAATCTGCAATAATCGAGAGATGGCGAATAACAGCCTCTTGCTTTGATACGTCTAATTTTTTGGAAGAATTATGTAAAAACATGAGGGAATCTCGTTCCTTTCCTGTAACATTCATAAGATACTCAACTTCCTTTTCTTCTTCCAATATGGGCTTGACAACAGAGTAAACCTTTTGGCAACGCTCTTTTATTATCTGAGACAAATCTTGATTGTTTATTGATTCTATGCACACTTCGCAAATAACATTCAATAAATCTATAAATGTGTCTTTTTTACTTGTGTAGTTTGTATAGAATCTGAATAAATCATTTCTTGTATTGTATCGTCCTTGATAGATGGCGATTATTAAACTTTGAGGTTTGTCTAATTCTTTATTCTGTGTTTTTTCATTCGAGTTTTTCGATGAAAAAGGAAATATATAGATGAAACATATGATGAAAGAAACAAAAATCGCAAGCCCCAATGCATTCATATAGGAAATTACATTAGGTTTTGTTCTTGCTAATGTGGTGTATAAAAATAAAAACAACCCTAAAATTAATATTGTTATGCAAAATCTTACTATATTAGGCTGAGCATTAAAACACCAGGTTATCATAACGGAAAAAATAAAAATGCCAATCCACGAACAAACAGTATATCCCAATAGAAATAAATTTACTATTCCCAATGTTTGTAAAACTGTAAATACAACAAAAGCAGCAAATGCGATAATTATCGCATTTGCAAGTGTTATGGTTCTTTCTTTTTTTATTTTATTTAATATATCGAATTTCGGTAACAGCATGGTATGTCCTTAATTTTTTTTCGTATATTATTAGCTCATTTTTTTGTTTGCCTAAAATAATAAGGCTATTTCTGCAAGATAGTTATTTTCTTTACTTCTCCTAAACATCCAACCTCTATCTCGCCAATTCTTTTTTGGGAGGTATTATTTTTTGTAGACTCTACGACAATCTCATCATGATTATTTCTTGAAACGATTACCCATTTAGGAAATGCAAGCAATTCCCAATCTCTATTACAAGTTATTTTTACTTTTTTATATTCACCACCTTTACTTTTAAATGAAAGGAACTTATCACTTAAAGATATTGTAGTACAAATTGTATTAGGCAATGATGAAAGTGAATCGTTAAGTGCCTCAGATTTCTTGCACAAATCTACTATAGACGACCATTCTGGTATCATTTTCTTTATTTCAGAAATTAATTTTTTGAAGTCTCCTATAATATTAGTTCTTTTATTATAACACTCTACAGACGTTGATAATTTATCACCGCAATACAAACGAAGTATAGTGTTCTCATCTGTTAAATCATAATTATAAGGTTCTACTTTTTTTAGCCTGTAATTATTGACAGCTTCCTTTAGCTTTTCAAATGAAGATTCATGATATTCGAAAGTACTTCTATATAGAATGGTATCTATATTATATACTTTTATCTCTATCGTTTTTTTTGTAAAAATAATCATATAAGATTGAGATATCGAATTGTCTATAATTTCCAAAGTAAGTTTTGTAGTAGATGAATCACATTTTACGGAATCAACGTCTGGAGCATTATTGTGATTCTGCAGATGAGTCCTTGCTACATCAAGTATCTGGTTACGATTCAATTTGTTTTGTCCCAAACAGTTAATAGACATAATAAAGCAATATACAAGTACTAACCATTTGAATCTTTTGCGATATTTCATATATAGTTGTGTCATTATTTAAGATAATTTATATTAGTTGGTTATATTTATCCTCCAACATATATAACATCATATGAATCATTCCATATTTCTTTAATAAAATTATTTATATCAGAAGAATTAATTTGATATTTTTGCATAGGAGTTTTTGCATTAGCCAGTTTGCACATGACGCATAAGTATTCACCACCTCCATATTCAAAAGCTATAATACGGTAACCTTCGTCCCATTTAATTTTGATTTTTTCTTTGATTCCATCCACTGTAGATGAAAACATATAGGTTTGATCTGTATATAAGGATGTTTTACTCATGACAACTGTCCACATTCCATTTCTACATGTCACACTAGTTATATAGTAGTCGTTATTCCACCATTTTTTAATCCATTCTCTTTGTGTTGCCCATGGAGCAGAACATATTTCTTGAGCATTATAATCAGTATTTTGTGACATTACAACCATCCAATTAGAGTTACTTGAGGATAATGATGTTATCATATAACCTGCTTTCTTCTTTTCATGTATCCATTCGTCAGGCCATGATGATTTGTAACTGTATGATTGATTTGTCCACTTCAACCCTTTAGCCATTGTGACAAACCAACCTTTTGAAGTATACGCAATTGAATTTATATAGAAATCTTCGTTCCAGTACTCTTTGATCTTTGTTTCTTGCAAAGAATTTCCACTACCACTGTAAAACCATGTTTGATTATACATTTTCGTCTCTTGTTGCGCTAAAATTATAAGATTTTGTGCGTCGGAAATATTAGAGGAAAGTAAAAAACAAATAAAAATTAAGATTTTTCTCATCATGAATCGAATCGCGTATAAGTTATTTTTTACCAAACAATCACGGGCATATCATCAGAAAAGTGTCCCCACATAACAGGATGTTGTTTATTTTTTGATAATGCTCGTACATTATCACTTACAAACTTAAAGAGTTCTTTTGCAGATATTGTCCTGTCACGATTAGAATCTGCTTTGCCTCGCAATGCACTTACTAAACAGGTAGTAAAAAAGCCGTTTTTCATATCTTTTCTTTCAATTGAAGTTTCATTATCACGAGAAGATAAGAACAACATAACATTTGACTTCTCATGTTCTTGCTTGACTTCAGTAGTTCCTTGTCTCATTTTTCCAGAAAAACAAGCATCAGCAAAAATCATCTTGTTTTTACAATGAGTTATACTCATTGCTTGTCTAACTTCTTCATAACTTAAATAACCATCATATGCGACAAAACCTCCTTTATATCCATGCCCACTAAAGAAAAATACGACTATATCATCAGTAGATGAACATTGAAATGTTGAACGTATAGCTGATAGTATAGATTCTTTCGTTGCAGCACTATTTATAAGTATAGTTGTTACCGCATTCGAATTTTTTTCATATAACCATTTTACCGATGCTGCATCTTTTGCAGGTAAAGTTAAATCATTAGAAGTTCCTGGATAATCTGCAATACCTACAGATACAAGATGGATCTTATCTGTTGCAAATGCATTATTTATATTTAAAAATAATATAAAAAAAAGAAATAATAACTTTGACATTTTATAGTTACTCATGAGAAGATGGTGTGCCATAAGTCCATGACACACCATCGATATATTAACATTAAGCAAGTGTTCCTGGGTCGGCATCATTTACATAATCTGGTAAATCTTCATTGTTTGCATAATACTGAACCGGCGTATCATCATTGTCTGTATCGCTAGTATGGTTGGCTTGAGCCATTTCCTCAAAATGTGAGACCGACATATGCTGATCTGAAATATCAACCACTTCACCCTCGTCAATTTGTTGATTTCCATTTGCATCAGTCACCATTAGCTCAAACTCATTGTCCTGCCCATCTACATCTATGAAGTAAACAGCTTGACCATTAACGCTTGCAGAGCCAATAATGGAATCATGTTCACCATCAATATTTGTATGCTCCACACCAATTATCTCCACATCTGGAGTTTCTTCATCATCCTTTTCTGGTGGAGTCTGTTGTTGACAGACGGAGTCTGCTACCGAATGGTTAGCAGTATAAGTGTGTGCCGAGTGAGACGTACTTGCAGCAACGTATTCATGAGAAGGCCCATCCCAATGGATAGATTCCGCATATTCATTTCTTGCATCAGAATCCATGCTGTTCCATTCATCAGCAGTGTATGTTCCATACAAATTACCATGCCATTCAAATACACCTCCAGGACCGACTTCTGCTCGTGCTGCACCAAAGGCAGCAGAAAAAGACATCGAATCAGTAACGCAAGTAGCCATTTGAGCAGTTACGTTTTCGCCTCCATTTCCAACATTAGCATCCTCTGACTCAGATGTTTCTGGAGTTTCTGCGGAAGCCTCTAAAGGTATCGAACTTGCAAATAAAGTTCCAGCAGTTCCCAATGCTATTCCTGAAACACCGCCAATTAGGACTTCTTTCCATTTTGCAGCACTAGTAGTGCCGTTATTTTTATTCTGTTCCATAAATTCAATGGTTCGTTAAAATTTGAGATAACGGCTAAGCGGCTTTACGCTGCCAGCCAAAGAGTTCTTTGATAGTATGACTAATTAACTTTCGGTTCGGTATTC